GGGCCAACAATTGCCGCACATTCGAGGGGCCGGGAGTCGGCTGCTACCTGCTTTCGGATTGCGACGGCGCATTTTCGTGCAATGTCTATTCATCGTCGGACGATGCCATCGAGAAGATAAATCGCTCCCTTGTGTCGTGGGATGATGGCGGCAGGATCTTCGCAGAGTCATCACAAAAGTCGATTCTGGAACACCACTGTTTTGAACACCGTGTGCCACATTTTTTGTCAGTTGTTGAATCACTATGAACATTGCAGTCCCAAATCCGGTATGCGGTCCGTCGCTCTCAAAGGCCATTTCCAGATTCAACGATAAGTGGATAGAGTCCACAGATCGTGAATTTGGCGGAACTCGATGCTGGGAATGGTCCGCGCAGATAATTCACGGATACGGTTCTTTTTATTTCGATTCAAAGAACAATCGCGCGCATCGCATAAGCTACATGATGTTCGTCGGAAAAATACCGGACGGTCTTCTGGTGTGCCACAAATGCAACAACAAGTGTTGCGTAAATCCATCGCACTTATACATTGGTACGCCAAAGCAAAATTCTCAGGATGCAGTGCGCGACGGACTTTCTCCTGTTGGATCAAGACAGCCAAATTCAAAGCTGACTGAATCGCTGATTGACGAGATTCGGAGCCTTTGGTCGGCCGGAAATATAACTCAAGTTGCATTGGCATCGCAGTTTGGAGTCGATCAAACTCTGGTCAGCTTGATCGTGATGAATAAGGCGTGGAAACACTGCGCACCGGCTTCTCAGCCACCAATAAGAATTCCGCCGGGTCGTCCAAAGATAAATTTTGAAATCGCATCGCAAATCAGGAAATTGTATGCCGGCGGTGCTTCCCTCAAAGATATTTCCATGACGCACGGAATAAGCCTTGAGAACGCAGGCCATGTCGTGAGAAACGAGCAATGGCACGATCCATCATGGGCTTACAAGAGGCGGTACAACAAAAGCAAACGTGTAGTTCTGGAGAGCCTGCGATGATCCCAGAACGAGAATGCTGCGGACAGCCGATGGAACCTCTAATGTTGATGCTTGAACACAAGCAGCCGTCAGAGGACGGCAGTCTAGGAATCGCATCGGCATGCCTTCGGTGCAAGGTGAACAGCGAACACAGATTTAACGAATTGTCGCAAGAGGAAATCAATGAGATCGTACAACTGCCAATGGTTCCGGTGGAATTTGCGAGAGATCCATGAACGACGTTGCCGTTCTTATTCCGAGTTGTGACCAATTTTCTGATGTGCATCCAGTCGCCTTGGCCTGCCTCAGAAAGTATTGGCCGGACTGCCCGTGGCCAATCTACACGCAATCGAACAGGCTGCCGTGGGGCAAGAGTCCGATACTCTGCGGAGACGATAAAGGCTGGATTCAGAACACGCTGACGACACTCGACTTCATGCCGGAACTCGAATTCGTGTGCCACTTCCTGGACGATATGCTTCTCTGCCGTGACGTCTACACAGACGAACTGCTTGAATATCTGAAGATCATGCGTGCCTTCAAGGAGATCGGCGCCTTCCGGGTCGGCCAGACTGGAGGCGACAAGCCGATTGATCCATCTCAGGACTGTGAGCCATTCAAGGCGCTGCGCATCGACCCGGCATCGCAGTATTACGTCTCGACTGGTCCAACGATCTGGCGCGTAGCGTTTCTGCGGAAGGTGCTGGAGCACGTCAACGGTTCGACGGCATGGGATTTCGAGATCGGAGGGACGGCGTATGCGCGAACGTGCGAGGAAGAAATCTGGATGCCGACGGGGCCGGAACACGAGCGGCCATTTCGGACATTTTATACGGCGATCACGAGAGGACGGTGGAACCGAGGCTGCCTGAATTGGCTGAAGGAAATCGGAATTGAAGAACCAGATTTGTCGCGTAGTGTTATCGAGGACAATGATCGGAGGCCGATGTGAGCGAACCGATTACCGTATGGCCGATCGGTGCCGAAGTGGAAATTGCTACTGACATCGTTGGCAAGATTATCGGCATTTGGATCTGCGGAGGACGCAGAATTCCATACAACGTCGCATGGTGGAATGGTCGAGTTCGTGAAGAAAAGTGGCTCGAAGAGTTCGAAGTAAAAAACACGAAGCGAACAGCAACAAAAGAAGTAGGATTTCATCAATGATCGTCCCTCTCGGCCACGTCGAAGTCACCCCGCGCCAGATCGAACTGGTGACGGAAGCCTTGCGCAACAACCGCATCTCACGCGGACCGTTTACCGACAAATTCGAGTCCCTGATCGGAGAGATTCATGGCGTCTCGCATTCCGTGTTCATGGCTTCCGGGACTTGTGCCTTACTTGTCGCTCTCGAAGCCGCAAAAGAACTCCAAGGCTGGCCAGACGGCGCTGAAGTCATCGTCCCCGCCACCACGTTTATCGCCACGGTCGCGGCGGTCAGGCAGGCAGGATTAACGCCGGTTCTGTGCGACGTGCGGGCGGATGATGCCAATATCGACGTTTCCAAGATCGGCGGCTCAATCACCCCGAGAACCGTCGCCATCCTGCCAGTTCACCTGCTCGGCCGGGCCTGCGATATGACAAACCTGATGATGTTGGCTGACGATTTCGGGCTGGAAGTCATCGAGGACTGCTGCGAGGCCATCGGGGTATCGCATTGTGGGCGTCCTGTAGGCTCCTGGGGGCTTGCTGGCGTGATTTCGACATATGTGTGCCATCACGTCTCTACGGGCGTCGGAGGCTCGATTCTGACGAATTCTGACGCTTTGGCGACGATCTGCCGCTCATTGATGGTCCACGGTCGAAATCCGGTCTATCTGAGGCTGGAGGATGACGACGATCTGGACGATTCGAGCATGAAGATCATGATGAACGCCCGGTACAACTTTTGCCGCTGGGGGCATTCGTTTCGGGCGTCGGAGATGGAAGCGGCGCTGGGGGTTGGCGAGATGGAGGAATGTCCGGTAGACGAGTCCCGCAAGAAGCGGAATGCTATCGCTGGAGCGTTGTCGCTGATCTTCCAGAAATGGCCAGATCGAATTGCCTTGCAAGAATGGCCTCATGGATCATCGCCGCTGTTCGCTCCGATCATGTGCGACACTCCCGAAACGTGCCGCGGATTGTCACGCCACTTCGAGAAGAATCAAATCGAGACGCGCCCGGTGATGAGCCTTTGTCAGCCGATCATTGTCAAGATGCTGGCGGAACAAGACAAGTCGTTCGATGACTTCCCGATAGCCTGTCAGTGGCGTGATAGAGGGTTTTTGGTGGGCTGTCACCCGGCGATTTCGATGGATCAAATCCGCCACATTGAGTCCGTTACTGCAGCCTATTTCTCTGGAGAATCGTCGTGAGTCAGTATGGCGAGCCGTGGCGTTCCGTCATTGGGCCGCGCTCAAGCAACGTGATGATCTTCTCGAATCAGGAATTGCCTGGAATGTTCGTCGCCATGACAGGCACCGGGCCTAATGACACACAGAGAAAGAAGATTGATCGACTCGTCGCATGCGTCAATGCGTGTTCCGGGTTGTCGGATGAAACGCTTGCCGCAGCGAATAAAGGCAACGTTGTGTTGAAGCCAGTTTAACCACCACTTTTCAGGAGCCACCATGCCTCCCCCGAATCATCCGCAAAAACAACCTGCTCAGACGCCGCCTGTTGTGCAGTCCCCTCCGGTTCAACCGACAAGCCCGCAGGTTCAACAGCCAACGGAACCAGTCGCGCCGCGCCCGCATGCATTCAAGCAGACACTAGAAGCCGGGATGCTGACAATCAGTGCCGATTCGATTCTCAAGTTCAAGCTCTGTTGGGCACAGGCAGGAGCGTCCATCGAGGCTCTCGTGCGTCACATCCGGGACAAGTGCGTCGTCGAAGGAAAGGCTCTCTATCAAGCGGCGATCGACCACGGATTCAAGGATGTCATTCTGTTGGACAAGTCAGCCAGGATCGCCTCTGACGGCCACGTCGAGCCCGAGAAGCCGGATCTGCCGCGAGAACTGTTTCACGACACATCGGCGAATCCGCTGGGCATCTACGGCCGCAACGTCCTGCACTTGTCGATGACGGATGAATTCGCGGCGGCAGAGCGCAGGAAGGCGGCGGCGAAAGACGTGCGATACGGACGTGTTTAGGAATGGATTGTGGTTTTACTTCAGGAGACTTTGAAATGACGGGGACGATCAAGAAACTCATGCCCGAAGAAAAGGGCTTCGGATTCATTCGCAAGCAGGATGGAACCGATACTTTCTTCCACTGCCGATCTCTAATCGGCTGCGAATTCGGCCAGCTCCGCGAGGGACTGTCTGTTGAATTCGATGAGGAGCCCGGCAAGGAAGGGAAGCTACGAGCAAAGAACGTGAAGGTGGTTGCGTGAGCGTGCATTTCCTGTGTCACTTCCACGCTCCGTCCATGCCGCATGCGCAGGCGATGATCCAATCCCTGCGCCAGTTCGACGATTCACCGATTACGTGCGTCTGCGATCCAGACTGCTACCACGCCTTCGCCGAATCGCCGTTCGTCGAGCGGATGGGGAACATCTTCCCGGTTCCGATCCATGTCGTCGAAGCGGAGTGCCGGAGCGAACTGCCGTTCTACCTGGAGAGGCCAAGGAAGTCGCCACGAGATTTCGCCTGGGCCATGCAGGCTTGCCTTCCGTGGTGGATCATGGAACGCTGCAATGAGGACTGGCTGATCTACATCGACTCGGATTGCTATGCCTTCCAGTCGTTCCAGCCGATCATCGACCCTCTACCAGATACTGCGCATGTCGGGATTTGTCCACACCATTTCCCTCCCGGTAAAGAGAACGAATCGGCAGGTCGCTATAACAACGGAATCGTTATATGGCGTAAGTCTCCGCTCTCGATCGAGCATGCTCTGCGCTGGGGCCGCGAGACGCTAGAACGCTGGCAGCCGGGGCATCCGCGCTCGATTCCACATGAGCAGAAATTGCTCGATGAATGGTCGGAACAATTGGGACAGGCGTGCGTCGAACTTCCACGCGGTTGCGATGTTGGCCCTTGGCAGTTCTGGTCAAAGGAAGGCGCTGGCCAAGTGATAGCGTGTGACGGAATGGTTCGTGAGTCACTGAAGACCGATTATGGCGGGAAAGGTCAGGATTGGAATATTCAGTCGTATCACTTTCACGAGTTCCGTCGCGGCCCCGGCAAGAATCCCGTTACAATCAAAGGCCAGCAGTGGAATCGTTCGGGCTACCCGCTGCATCCCGAGACTATTGAGTCGGTTTATCTGCCATACGAACGACAGCTTGCGGAGTTTCTGTAATGCCTGACATTCCAGCCGAAGACTGGTCCGCCCCCTGGATAGCATCTGATACGTGCTGCAAGCATCAGGCAGAGCAAGCCGAGATCGACCTGCGCGACTGGCTGGCCGGGAAACCGCATGAGGCGTTCGATGCGTTGAAGGCGGTGCTATCGCCAATCTCGCCGACTGACGACATGACGTTCCTGGAAATCGGTTCAGGCTGCGGATACAACGCCGCTGTATTCCTGATGACTGGACAGAGGCAGATTTACCACGGACTCGACATCAGTCTGGCGATGGTCGAATATGCCAATAAGCAATTCGGACATATCGGCAAGTTCTCTGTCGGTTCTGCGGAGTCTCTGCCATTTTCTGATGGCTCGATGGACTGCACATGCCTCGCGGCTGTCATTCAGCACATGCCAGACTACCGGCCAGCGATCCGGGAAGCGATTCGCGTGTCAAACAGATCAGTTATTCTGCATCGCGTGCAGGCCACGCGCGGAGAGACGAACGAGTTCGTGAATGAGGCATATTCCACTAAATTGCCGACACGCGAACTAAACGAGGACGAATTGCTTTCGTTCTGCGAATCGGCAGGGCTGAAGCTGGTTCACGCGCATCGGTGGGGAGATGTGTCGAAGGCATTCAACGCTTCGTTCTTGTTCGAGAAATCGTGATGGCTGCCGGTGTCCGCGGTACTTCTGGAGGAGTAATAATGGGAATGAATGGACCGCCTCCGAGCGACAGACCGCGATATCCGATCGCCACTCCGCCCATGCCACCAATCATCCGGCAGCCTATCAACTGCCGTGGCTGCGGCGCGAATCATGCAGCCAGCCAATGCCCCTATTGCGGAAGAGGACGCGGAGGATGAGTATTCGGATTTCAAGTGCCGTCACAACCTCCCCGCGAGCCAATGGCGTTGATTATCTTCCCGCTACTATGGAATCGTTAAGTAACTCCGGATTCGATCCCCTGATCGTGCAGGACGACGACTACCGCGGATCTTGGCCGATGCTGCGAGAGGCGTTGAGATTGCTGCTGGAACGTGGGGCTCACGACGCTCTGATCGTGTTTCAGGACGACATCGTTGTCGCCAAGGGACTGTTCGCATGGCTCGAAGAAACACTATGGCCGGCGGATCCAGAGACGATCGGTTGCGTGTCGCTTTACACCGCAGGCGCGAACAGCCGTGAAGAAAACGGCTGGTACACGTCGGATGATTTGCCGAATTTCAAGCCGTGGGGCGCGTGTGGTTTGTGCTTCCCGAGACGATCGGCCGAACTGCTGCTGGCGAACCCGCCGAACAAGGCACTGATGAGTTGCTCTGACGCTTCCGTGGCGACTTTTTGTAGAATGAACGAACTGAATTTCTGGATGCACAGTCCTTCGCTGGTCCAGCATATCGGCGAGACGAGTTCGCTGGGAATCGGGAACACGCGAGGCATCACCGAAGATCGCTGTGCCAGTCGGTTTTGCGTTGACGCGAGGGAACTGCAATGACATTCAAAGGCGCGGATGGAAAACTGTCGTTCGGTGGCCAGTCGTTCAATGTGACAGAATGGTCCGCCGACATCATCGCCCCGCCAGTGTTCTACTTCGAAGGCAAGCCGTTCGAGATGAACGCGGCAGGGATTTATGTGCCGGCGTGTTCGTGCGAACCATTTTCTCAGCCGATCGACTGGAGCAACGCGACAACCACGGTATCTTCATCTGATGCACCGAAAATCACGATGGCTTCTGTATTGTCTTCAGTAGAGAAAATGAAAGCAGCAGCCGAGAAGCACATCACCACAAGCCTGTTCGACAACTCTGGACTATGGAAGCCTCTGGTCGATTCGTCGATTGGAAATAATCACCAGAAGATGCTTGATACCGGAAAGCTGTTCGATTCATACAAAACTGTTCCAATTCCAGACGGCAATCCGATCAGTATCCATACGATGTTCGAGCATGTATTTATTCCACCGCCAATCCATGTAACATTCGCTGGACTGATCGCCAGCATGTTATCGGCGAGAATCCGTCGCTTCATCATCGAGCACGACGACTCGCACCTGTTCACGCGAGAGCCGACAATGCGCCCGTGGCAGCAATCCGATGAACAGCACATTCTGAGAGCCATCCACGGCGGAGGCGATTGGGTATGGTCTGAGACGCTGAAGGCGCACGTCAGGGTTGTTTAGCGGCCTGCTGATTGGCCTGCCTTAGCAAGTCGAAATAGATCATCAGCCAGACCGTCAGATCCCGCTGCCCCCGTCGAATTGACAAATGCATCGGTCAAATCGGCTTCGTAGGTCTGCACTAATCCCGTAGCCGGCGTGACTGACAGAATCAGCGTGTCGCCACTCGCATTTGGTGCGGCTGGGTCAACTCCCGACGTCGCGTCCTGGATTGTGCGAACAGCGAACATTAGCACTCCGAGCGCACTTGGAACGCCAGTAATGTTTCCGCGTGGCGAGAACATCAGATCGACGTTGACCGGCGAGACCGGAGGCGGCACCGAGTAGCTGGCGAGTGTCTTAACCGCCTGATTTGAGTAGGCGATGTCGATGACGCAGCCAGATGGCATCGGTATCGGCTGGTGAAAAGCGAGTACTTCGTTGCCTACCAGAATGCCGATTGACGAATCGGTGTCCGTCGCCAGCTTGTTGACGAACGATTTGGCCGGCGAGATTTGATTTCCGCCGTTGTCGAAGGCTGCGGCAAGCGTAAGAATTACATTCCCCGCATTGTCTTTCTGGCAATAGTACGGAGGCACGTTAGAGACCTGCTGCAAAGGATACCACTGTCCAGTCAGTGCGGGAATCTGTGCCTTGACGAGTCCCGGTTGCCAGAGCGAAATAGATGATGAATCCTGCGCGAGCCATGCCGCCGATTCGGGACTGCCTACGACGATCTGAATTGAAGGATTCGGAAGCGGATTGATAACAGTCATGACGTTGCTCTCCTGTCCATTGGCGGAGTTTCCCGCAACCTGCATCGGCATCGGCTGCAAGTACACGAAACCGTTAATCAAGTTCGGATTCGTCGCGTCCCGTGTCAGCCGGACACCGCGATAGTCCTTAGCGTGCAGTGCTCGATCTTTGGCCCCCAGGAATGCGGACTGCCCGATTCGTACCGACGAACGGACACGCTCGCTCGACTTGCCACTATTGAACACGGCCATCGCCGCTCCTATTAGCAGCAGCATGATCGTGATGACCACGAGCAATTCGACAATGGTAAATCCAGATCGGCGGTTAGCTTTCATTCTTGCATCCCCCTACATTGAGTCGGTACGTTTCCCAAGCCTGCATCGTGAACGCGATGCCGGCCATTCCCCAGAACATCAGATCGAGCTGTATCAACTGCCAGAGACGCCCGTCAATCATCCTCTCGAATAGCGGCGTGCTGTCGAATGGCAAGTAGATCGAAAAAAGGTGATCCTGAATAGGAGGCATTTGGCACCTGAAATGATTTGACCTCGCCAGCACCGGGTTCAGCGGTGCGGGCGAGGTCGTGACAGCGGAAAAGCTGCTTCGTGATACCCGGCTGAACCACGGGCCTCTGTGTCTGTAACGTATTGTGGACGTGAATGGATCACGCCGTCAAGTAAATTTACCCCACCGCTTCGTTCCGTGCGGGCATTCCATGACGGCCATTTCGGCTTTCGCCTGCAAGTTACAGCCGCAAATCAGGCACTTTCCGCCACGACAGAGGGGGCATTCGGAGCAAATCCGCAGTCTCTCGCGGTAGACTTCCTCTGGCACGTTTCGGCAGCCCGAAGCGACATATCGCGCGACTGCCTCGATATAGTTCAGGCCAGAACGCCACCACGGCGGCAGTTCGGTGGGGTCGCTATTCGTAGACTCGTCCGGTTTCTCGATCGACATGCTTGATCCTGGCGGACGTGCCAACAAACAATTTCCATCCGGCCTCGCGGGCCTGCTGGCTGAAGAATGAGTCTTGCGTCAGGCTGCCTGTTGTCACGAACCAAGGCTGCGGGATCTCGCGGAATGCCTGGACGGGAATGAGCGTGAAGCCTTGAGGGATGCTGTAGACTTCATGCACGTCGCCATCGTCTTTGAGGTAGCCGCGTGTAGTTTTTGACATGATTGCGCCGCAGGCGGATTTGTCAGTCAATGAAAATAGTCGATCATCGCTGAGAACAATCGGCGCACCAGTGCGCGGCTCCTTGCGCTGTGGATACCACGCCCCAACAATCGAGCGTGGTCCCTCTTTCTGATGAACTGCCCAGACCTTTTCAAACGTCCCCTGCGGAATTATGTGATCATCTTCGACGCAAAGCAGGTAATCGGCCTCATCCTCAATCGCCTTTCGCGCGGCCTCATTGTACGCATCGGCGACCGGCTTGCCGTCGATAACCAAAAACTTCTGCTCGAATACACCTGGCACACCCCAGCCATCAAGGCAACGGAGCCCATCGCGTTTGATTGTCTCTTTGTCGATGAGTGTTGGTGTGACAATCAGAATTCGTAGTCTGCCGCCTTCGAGGAATCGCTGTTCGGCTGCTTTGATGTGTCCCTGTCCGGTGGGTTGACCGATCATTCGCAAAGCGTCCTGATTGCCGACACCGACGCGACCGTTCGCGTTCATGTCGTGTTGAGCCTGCATGGCTAGTCGGAGTTGCCAGTATTCCGATTCGGCCGCTTCCAATTCTTCGCGTGTAAAAGTCCTGTCGAATGATTTGTAAATTCCCCAGAGGCACTGAGCCTCGCGGACGGCCCCGAGCATGGCGAGCGAATGGTCCTCAAGGTCGATGCGTTCGAGTTCGGCCTTATCGAGTGCTGCGGGAGTTCCGATCTTTTCGAGGCGCTCGATCTTTCGTCGGCTCTGTCGCTGGTGAATCTCTGCCCGCCTGATGTTCTGCAATTTGATTTGCAGTTCGAGAACGCATTGCCACCATCTTCGCGGCTCCGAAACGTGCTGACCGACAACGAAATGTTTGATCTGGAAATCGGTTCGTGGTTGCTGAATCGCTTTGATCGACTCGTCAAGTTCCGCGCGCCAGTTGTCGAATGGAATAAGATCGTCGCTCATAGTCCCGCCGTTGTGGCTCCTGTAACGCGAGTTCGCGCCTGCGAAAGCGTGCCGGATGAAGAAAAGGTTTCCGTAGAAAAGTTGAATCCGCCGATGACGTTTCCCCAGTTCCCGCCTGCCGCCAGCAGAGTGACGCCATCGGAACCAGACGCGCCATCGGAACCTTTCACCGCCGCCTCTTGCCATGCCGTTGCCGTCGCGGACGTGGTGTCGGTCGAGAAAACAATCTTGTCTGTTGTGCTGACCGGTGCGCCTGTCTGCCCACCGCCCCAGAATCCCTTGGTCGATCCATCACCACCAGCAAACACGCCAAACCGAGCCGTCGAAATATCGGCCGATGCGACGTGTGATGTGCTGTCGCTGGCGAATGTAATCTTGTCGGTTTGTTTCGTTCCGGTGATTGCCCCAGCCGATACGCCACCTCCCCAATAGCCTTTTGTCGATCCTTCAGACATCCCCGCCACATTCGCGCGAGCGAGCGAGAGATTCGCGCCACCTGCGGCCGACGTTGTGTCTGTGGAAAATACAATCATGTCTGCCGTAACTTGTTTGACGCCCGCGCCGCCAGTTAGACCGCCCGCGAAATATCCCTTCGTGGTTCGCTCGCTGATTCCGGCTAACTGTGCCCGTGCTTGCGACAGTGCGGACGATCCCGATACCGAAGTCGTGTCGGTTGCAAAGACTAGCTTGTTTCCTGTTGATTGATCACTTGCGGTCGTGTCGGTTCTTCCGCCGCAGTAATAGGCGGCAACAGATGGATTGGCACACGCACCCATCATCTCTGTGGTAGTCGGGACGTTGGCGGATGTAACTGCCGACGAGACAAGAGACGTGCAATCGGTCTTGTCAGCCGTGGCGACGACGGTGGTGCCGCCCGTTAGTCCACCAAGCGAATACATCTGCGCGGCAGAGGATTGGCAACAGCAAATCATGCAGTCCGCCCGTCAGTAATCTGCCAAGGATTGATGTCCTCCGCGTCCGGGTTATAAAGCACTCGGCAGTTTTTTGACCCCTTCACCGTGCAGTCTGAGTCGTTCAGGACGTTTGTCATTGTGACTCCAGTCGTGCTGCCGTTGTAGAAAATGGTTACGGTTCCAGTCGCGCCGGCTGCAATATCGGCTGTCGGCTGACCACGGAACCACCACATTCCTTCCGGGATAACTAGCGCCAGGCCATCGCTCGCACTGTACACGCCCTGAATCAAAAATCCATAGGTGTTCTTCCTGAGCAGATAGCTTCCACTACGAAGGCCCCAACGCTGTTTTGCCGCTGGCGTTCCATCACCTGTGTTGTACGCTGCAATAAACCCCATGCTCCCGCACGGCCCCATCCCGGAAATCGCCCGCGCCCACCCGTAGGAACTCTTCGGTATGACTGATCCGCCGTTCAAAAGCCAGTTGTTCTGACAGCCGTACGTATCCGGCTGCTTCGTCTTGTACATCGGCGTGCCGGAATCGGTGTTAATCCCATTCAGGAGCGCCACGCCGTACGCCGGTATCGAGTTCACCGAATCCGCGTTGTAGAACAGGATCGCTGGGTCGAACTGGTCCGGCATGATGTTCACGCCGTTGCCGTTCGCCGTGATGTTCGCACCGGCGACGTTCGGGAACAGCGACAGGCGCTCAATGGCGCGGGCCATGCCGTTCAGGTTACGGCCGACAATCTCGTCATCCGCTCCGAAATCGCAGAACTTTTCGTTGACGCCTGCCATCAGAATGTGTTCGGAAAGAGGCTTGCGAAATTGGCTGATTGATACGTGAAGGCGCCGGAATTGACGTTGACCAATCTGTCCCATCCCTGGACAGCGCCGGCACCGCCATCGTCTCGATAGAAGTAGTTCCAGTCGAGATTCGTTCCGTTAGAAGATTGCAGCGGACGCTCCGAGAACTTGTACGTCAGAGTGCGCACGAGCGTTCCATCCGACATGAGCGTGCTGCGGCACTTCGCTCCCAGAAACAAGGCTTGCCCGGTGGCAATAGTGCCCGTGGCAAATGTCATCGAGCTATTGTTGATTAGACCTGCACACAGGCGAATCGCGGCGAATGGCGGGTTCTGAAGTTTCGGCCAGGTGATGCTGTGCTCGATTGTGGGGATGTTGATTGCGCCAGTCACCTGCTGCAAGACAGGCTTGTTGTCGCTGTTCCACTTCAAGCTCTGCCGCGGCAACGTGAACTTCTGGACTCCATCGTCCCATTCATGTTCCAGCCACGGCACGGGATCGGTGTTGTACGGCTGCGTGAGGTCAAGGTTCTGCCCCATCGGGACGTGGCATTTGATCGTCCACTTGGCTAACTGGAAGGCGTTGAGACCTTCCGCCTGTCCAGTCAAACCCCCGAAGCCTTCGACGTTGTAATCGAACACACGGAACAGCGGATTGGCGATGAGTTTAGCGCCGAACTGGCCTCCGATGCTCGTGCCAACCGGCATCAGGAAGTTGATGAACCCGTCCACGTTAGTCCATGACGTCATCCCCATAACAGTGATGACCGGCTGGCCTCCGTTGTGCGATCGGCTGGGCGACTGGTCAATCTCGTCGAAGTCGATCGACTGTCCGTAGAATGCGGTTGTGCTCATTTCGCCCAGATCCCCATTCCCTTGCCGACTTTCTTCAGTAGCTCATCAAGGGTGGTCGCTGCCTTGAACGTGTTGTCTCGAATCGCCTTTTCGTCTGGATCTCCTCCGGCAATTTGCGACATCAGGTGCTGAGAATACTGCTCAAGCCCGAAGAACTGTCCGCCTTTGGGGCGGTTGGCGTTCATGATGCGCTGGTTCTCGGCCTTGGCAGTTTCCATTGCCTGCGCCTTGGCGTTGGCCTCGCCCGGTGTTCCTGCGCCGAATAGACGAGTGGCACGCTCCAGGTTTTCCGACAATTTATCTTGAACGGCATAGACAGATCCGACGCCTTTTTGCGCGGATTCCATGCCGCGCATAAAACGATTCTGTGCATGAATCTCATCTCTGGAAACATCTTTCCATGCCGCGTCAGTATGAGCCTGATTGGCCGCAGACAGGTCTCGCTTCCATCCGGGAATGCCAACCGTCTCGCGGTTGATTCTTTCCTGTGCTTCCTGATGGCCAAATAGAATTCTATTTCGACGATTGGTGAACTCGTTTCCGGTCTCATCCTTTCCGCTCAATTCCCGCTCGTATTTACTGAGCCTCTCCTGAACGGCGGCATCTTCTTCTTTCATGACATCGGGAGTAATTCTGTTGCGCTCTGCTTCGAGGATTCCGCGATTCCTTTTGTTCTGTTTAAGGGACGCTTCATCATCCTCAATCTGATCGTGAAGTGACTGGAACCGCTTCTGCTGTAAATCATGCTCCTGCTTCGACATCTCCGTAGTGACACCCGCTCTCCCTGTAAAGAAGAATGGGTTGGCTGTTTCCATAGCAGCAGCAGCGCCGGGCAAGCCAGTAGCTTGACCGAATTTCTCTTTTCTGATTAGGACGTCGCGGTGCTTCTGCATTTCCTGTGCAGCCTTAGCCCTCAGATCCTTATTTTTTGCGATTCGATCTTGCAGTTCGGCGTCGGAAGTCTTGGATTGCTCGATTTGATTTCGCAGTTCCTTATCTTCGTTGCGGTTGGCAAACTTGCCTTCTCCGAACTCCATGCCAAGGCGTGCCGCATCACCTTTCGCAAATCCAACCTGAGCCTGCCGAGCACGCATGTCCGCGACTAGCTTGGCCTCGCCTGCGCCAAGACCTACCTTGAAGTCGATACGCGCGAATTCACGCTGCAATTCAATTGCCCGCTGCTTCAGTCGTTCCGCCGCATCTTCTGTTTTGGTGAACCACTTATAGAGCGGTTCTATAGATAATGCGCCAAGAGTGATTCCAAGTCCGGCAACCGCTCCCGTGATATCGCCTGTCATTGTGAGCATGGCACCAAGGTTATTCGACATGGCAATCATGCCCTGTTGAAACGAACCACCGCCGGCCATGACGGTCACGAGGTCTTGAAGCCCATAGCTGGCCTGAATCGACATCATGCGAAAGTTCTGGCCAGTCCTTTGTGCTGCCAGACCGGCACGCTCTGTATTCGCAGCCAGCACTCCTGCCATTTGTGCTGGATCGCCACCTGTAAGCATTGCAGCACCCACCATAGTTGTTCGCTGGGCAGCAATTTCATGAAGACGGTCGGTATGATCTTTCATGTCTGCGGCTTGACGGAAACTCTTCCTCCTGGCCTCTGCGGCTATTTCCGCTTTACTTCTAGCGCGTTCTTCTGCTTCGACAATTGCGGCTGCTCGCAAGTCGGCCTCTGCTCGAAATCTGGCTGTGACAGCGCCGCCCGCAGCACCTGCCGCAGTCTTTTTTGCAGCCGCTCTCTCTTCCGCTTCTGCCATTGCAGCCGCGCGCAGTTCTGCTTCCTGCCTGAAGCGGCCAGTAATCATGCCGCCCGCAATGCCTGCCGCAGTCTTTTTTTCTGATGCTTTAGCTTCCGCTTCGGCAAATGCCCTGCTCTGAAGCTGCATTGCATCTCGGAACTTCATCGCAGATGACGCCGCCTTCTCATTGCTTTGTGCAATACGATCAACGGCCTTCGCTAAATCGTTTGCTGACTGCTCTGCTTGCGCTAGATGCTTCAGTTCGTTTTCCAGACGGAACTTAATTGCAAACTTGGCGCCTTCGCTACCGCCCGACATCTTGTCCATTCGGCTTTTGAATTCGGACTCAATGCGACCCAAGTCCTGCCAAAGATTGCCGGAATTGAGCTTCAGATCGACCGATGCCTCCATGAATCGCGTCACGTCAGACTCCAATTGCCCGCAGGATCATGGCTTTCAACTGCTCAATCTTCGACGACATCTGCGAGAGATACGACCGCCATTGCAGGGGGAAGGCATCTCGCGGAACCGTGGGTTCAACCAGCGTTTTCACGTCGTCGTCTCCGCTCAAATACATGCGCATCTGATAACTGGTGAGTTGGTTGACTTGATCTGGTGTCCAACCATATTCCTTAGCCATGTGACGGTAAATCTGACGCCAGTTTGCAGGCTGCCCGTCGGGCGTCTTTACGACGGGCCAGTCGAGTTTCCCAGTGGATCCTCACCCGTGGCCAAGTCGATTGCATGGATGATTTCTGCGATCTTCTTCCATCCAGTGTTGACGTACGTTTCTTCTGTTTTCGGCTTGCCTGTTTTCTTGTCAATGACAGGTTCGCCGGTATGTTCATCGAGAACAGGCAAATCCTGTACTTCACCTTCGCCGGCGATTTCTCCCAGTTCAAATTGAATCTGATCGACGTCTGGGCAATTCGGGTTGTGCTTAATCGCCAGCCAGACCGACAATGCCTGCCCGCGTGGAGTCCGATTGAACTCCGCGAAGTCAGAATGATCGGCCATGCCCCAGTTTCGGAACCTGTCGGCAATGATGCCAGCTACGCGGTCCAACAGAGCCAGATCGCCTTTCAGCGACTTAGCCGCATTGACGACCAGTGAAATCGGATCTCCGCGCAGACGGACGATCTCCGCTTCCAGAATGCCTTGATACTCCTTTGTCCTCCCTTTGACCGTGTAGGTTTTTCCGGCGAGCGTGATTGTCCCGCCGGTTCCCGCCGCACGCGCAACGCTATCCATGAATCATCCTTTCAAAAGTGTTCCCCAAAACTTCCCCAACACGCACTAGATCAAGGTCTCTGTGATCGCTCCGTCGCTTTCGAACGTGCCACTCCACGGAATCGGATCGGCCGTATTGAAATTCGCCCCCAATGTGCGAGTGGAAATACGTCCCTGAAACGAAACGAAACTGGTTGGAAAATTCAGGAAGAGCTGGAACTGAATCAGCGCCCCCTTGTTGAACACGCTTCCAGGGCTGTAGTTCGGATCGAACAACCCTGAAATCGTGCCGCTGCATTTCTGATTGCCGAGAACGGTGGCCTGGCTTCCAACTCCCGCCACTACTTTCGACTGAGCGACGTAAGTCTTGACGCCGTAGTCGATCGTGCCGGTGAACTCTGTGACCTCGGAAATGGCCGAGCCGCCAACTTTCAAATAACCCTGGTTTCCGCTGATTGCGCGGGGCGCAGCCATGATGAACTCCCTTCAGGAAATAGACAGGACCGACGCGGACCATCCGCGCCAGCCCCATCCCCAGCAGGGCTGCGATGTGGGGAGCATCTCGCCGGATAATTAGGCCGGCATCTCGCCACGCTTCAGATGTAGCCGACACAGATAGTCCGCGTCGGTCCCAAGTAAACTGAACTAACCTCCAAACAGATGTAGACTGAAACTGGCACTCCCAGACGGAGACGCCGCGTCGTTTTGAATACGCAAGACCTTTGTTCCACCGTTGACCGTGATGCCTGCGTACGGACTTGAGATAACGAAATCGCCACCGGCCGGCACAAGGTTCACTCCGCTTCCCGATCCGTTCCACGGGCCTACCCAGCCATTCGACGGGCCCGGCTTGACGATCAACCCGGAGCCTCCCGTGGTGTCGTTGTTGTGCAGAATCATCCGATAGATTTTGCTGAAATTGGTCAAGTTTCCGAAGGCGTCCACGAGCAGCGTCAAGTCGATATCGTAAATGCTTGATGCGATCGTGATCGAGTGTTTGCCTTCGTAGTATTTCGTCGGAATCGTCAGGGTGTTATTGGCATCGCTCTGCTGCGCTGCGTACGACATCTGATACGTGGATTGCAGGCCGGCGGACTGGATCGTGTTGAATCCAATCGCGTCGGCGTTCTGGTAGGAGAACTGATCCCCGATGCGGCTGACGAGTGCGAGTGTGACGCTCATGCTGGCCTCAATCCGGCCAATCGGCCATATTCAATGCTGAACGTCATGGTCCCCTGGTTCACCGTGTCTCCAACGTCCTCAATGACGTACGGCGACATCAGTTGGCACGAGAGGACTGAATCCTGCCCCGGACCAACTCCTGCCATCGTCAACGGATTGGATGCCGCCTGATTGGCATTCAGAAACGCCTGTTCGACCAGCTCGCACAACTGACCGCACTGCACATCCTGCAAGGCGATGACTTGAAATTGCACAAGCGACGTCTGATAGCGGCTGTTCGAGCTTCTCATCGAAGTCGAGTCAGACACGTCCGTCCAGATGCAGTAAGGAACGTCATTGGCCAGATTCAGAATGACGGCCTCGGGAACGCTCCCGTGCCACACACCTCCGGGAATACTGGTCGTGAGATTCTTCGCGTTCCAGCGGTTCAGGATGGCTTCATCGAGATACAGCATTACGGCGTACTCCCAGCGGACGCATCGGGAGCCGAGAAGATAGCCTGAATCTCCGCTTGCGATTCCATCAATGCCGGACGCAACCACGGATGCGGCGGAATATGCGAATGCGTTACCAGAATGAAGTGAATCGCCGTGTACCGCTTGACTCGCGCCTTTGTTCCGCCGATGTCCTCGACAAGCAGAATTGCACCTGTCTTAGCCGACACGATCGGAGACAGTTTCCTCGGGAAGTTGCGAACTGAAGCGCCTGGAGCCATCATGAACCGTTGAGCTTCAGCGCTCACCGGGATCGTCAGCCGTGACCCGCTCTTTGGCGTAATGCTGGGAACGCCCTGTTCCTGCCATCGACCGACCTTTAGAGGAGTCCCAATTTCCGCTGTGTTCTCATCCTTGAATTGCCAGAAAACAGACTGGGAAAGCTGTCCGCTGATGCCGACATGGGGAGGTTCTCCAATACCGCTGATATTTCGCACGTCTCCAATCGAACCGCGGCGCCCACGCTTCAGTTTGCGAGTCGCGTTATTGCGCACCACGTTCGCAGCCTTGCCAAGTTTGATCCTGGCATTGCGCATCACCTGCGACTCAAATGCTGTATTGACTTTGACGCCCATTACGACACGTACATCCCTCTGCGAACCTTTAGTCCATGTAATTCAAGCTGTTCTGTCAGTGCGGCCATATCTTCGTTCGCTACTTCATCTCCCGGCTGCATTCCGCTGTTTACCTTTACTGGAGAGAGTCCGCAGCAAATCAGTAACTGATGTAAGTCGCCTTCCGACGTCATGTATCCCGCACGCAGCCAGTATTTTGTGATGGCGCAGTTGATTTCTTCCTCTTCGATTTGCACACGCACAAGGTTTTCGGCCATGCCGTCGGTGCCGAGTTCCTTGAGTTCGTCGATGAAATCGGCGATCGACTGAAACATGACGCTTTGGTCTGGCATTACTGCTGCAATTTTCTGGAAGTGAGGAATAGGCCCAGCATGTAAAACAAGCCCACATGATCCGGGTTCTTCTGAACATGCACGAAGTAGATTTCCGATCCGATGACAAGTTGATCCCGGTTGTCGCACTGTGGGTCTGTGACCGTGTACCAAACCGCATCGAACTCCATGTCTGCGCCGCCCCACCGAATTGATCGCTGTCCACCGCTCTGATTCATGCGTCCTGTTGTGGTTGTCGGCAGTGCTCCACGATTTCCCGTTGTATAACTCCGCACCTCGCCGCCGGCTGCCGATTGAGTCGAGACGACACGCTTGATAGTCGCTGTCGATGTCGAGCAGAGTGATGCAAGTGACACTACCGTTTGCTCCTTTGGTGTTCACGGAGCAACTGTTCTGCCTTGAATGGCAACGGCCTCATCATGCCTGTCATTTGTGCGACACTTTCCTTGTCGTAGGTGAAGGCCGCATCCCCAATCTTTTCGCTGACGATCGGTCCCTGCGCCCCGAGTCCATTCGCGCCTGTCGCCTTGGCTTCGTTGAAAGCCGCAGCCGCCGTCAAAATCGCCGCATATTTGATTGCCAGCGGAGCACCGGGCCGATATGCAAGTTTCGTCTTACCGTCAAGCTCGTCCGGCGTCAGTCCAGCCGTATACTGCAACTGCATCGTTCTCTGGCGTCCCGCAAACGTCCCGATCCACGCGCGCATGTGTCCGGTCCACGAAACGCCCGATCTGTAAGGGATGGTTTGTCCGGGATCTGGCGCGTCATAGTCTGCGTACCATTGTGACCCCTGAAGAATGTCCGTGGCCGCTGCGAAGTCAGTTGCTCCCTGCCCGCCGAGTGCCGCATAATCCATCGCAAAGACGCTCACCGAACGCACCGGGATTTCTGGCAATTGGAGAATCACAGGAGGTCCGGGGAATGCGTATGCAATCCGGTTGTTGATAACGTCCATCGGGAGCCCGACGTCGTTCTGATTGACGACGAACATATCCAAGTCGGGAAGCATGTGCGTGTACGTGTCTTGCACGACGCTATAGCCGAGGAACGACTTGATCGCCCCATCAGTCAACGGCATGAGCATCGTAATGAGGCCCAGGTCGGCCTCTGCCGTAGCTGCACCAGCCTTTCCCAGATAGGCCAGCACTTCGGCCGGATTGCAAATTGTGGTGCGTACGCTCACGTCGTTTTCCCTGCTACCGGGCCATTGACGAAGCACACACCGAAATCCACATCTTTCTCCAGGTTTCCATCACCGGCGTCCACGAGCGCAATCTTCACCTGATAGACGCCGGGATTCAGTGATGCCGTATCTGACCCGCAGATTTTGACTGCGTAGGCACCGCTGGAGCCTGGCGTGAATGACGTAACGGAACCGCCCGCTAACTGTGTCCCGCTCAAATCCAGGTCAGGCGTTGCACCATCACCGCGGTAGAGCTTGAACAGCACATCCGAATTGGCCGTAATCGGAATGGCGTTTCCGCTCGCATCCTCCAGCGTTCCCGTGAAGCTGCGCGTCAGTCCGGCGGTGATTGAAAGCTCGACAGACATTACTTGGTTGCGAATCCCTTCCCATCAGTACAACCCGGACACGGTTCCTTGAACTTCTTTCCGCCCCGGTTCACGAGGATATACTTACGCCCCTTGCAGTGCCGGCACGTTCGATTCTTCATGTCTTTGGTCGATGATGGCTTGTGCATGATTCAGCAGTTCCCGGCAGCGGCGTTCATAGGAGTTGTAGGGAATCGCCAGGTTCCGCGCTAACTTCCCCTGAGCAACCCTTTCCCCGAAGTCGCTGCAATATGATTTGACGGTTTCAATGAGTTCGGCATCTGAACGGTAATGGTCAGCCGGCAAGACGTACTGGCCATCGCTGACCCGGCGGACAATGCAGCCACCCGCCCCGGCAGCCAGCCAGACACGATCCGACCAGTAGCCGTCAATATGCTGTGCTGCATCGACGCAGAGCACGACTTTGCCCTGTTCGATGACTGACGGAAGCTCCAAGGGCTGACATCCAGGCCGGCGGATGCAGCCTGACGGGAGCGGTTCCCCGTGATCTGTAAACCAGCCGACTTTGAACCCCATGCGGCAAAGCAGGTCTGCGTCGTTCCACCGTTGCTTCCAGAGCGGCCGAGACGCCGACCCCCACAAAACAACGTCGAACTCAGGCGACTCGCGTAGGACGGCCTGACGCATCGTGGAAGGGCACCCCTGATCGAACCAGATGGCATTTATCCCGGCCAGCCGGTATTCGTCGAGCCTGTCCCGTTCTTTAACGAGAACGAGGTCCATTCCCTGCATCACTTCGAGAAACGGAGCGATCGGCGCCTGATCCTTGATCGGTAGCGTGTCGTCGAACACATTGAGGTCAAAGAACCACTGAATACAAAACGACTTGCGCGGTCCCGACAGGAAGTCGCGCAAATCTGGTAAGCAGAGTTCTGCCGGTCCACGCTGTTCGAACAACAGCAATTCACAGGTTTCGTCCGCCGCCCGCAATTCAGCCATCGTCTGCACATGGATGACGTCATGTCCCAGCGCACGAAAAGCGTCTGCGATGAAGTGGAACTTCCCGCATCCGGCGTGCAATCGAGGATGGTAAACGCAGGCGATGCGCATGTTAAACAGCGACTTCCTCTTCTCGTTTAATTCCTGCAAGATAGGGCGTCAGCGTGATCTCTCCGGTTCTGGTATTTAGCCTACCCGAAAAGTCAGGATCGTTCTTTTTGAACTCTTCGTTAAATTCTCGAACGTCTTCGGCGTTTCCGACGAACCCGAGAGGCAGCACGACTTTTAGCGATCGGCAGCACTCCTCGAATGACGGCAGCAAATCGACGTTTTGCACAGGTCGGCAAAGTCGCGGGCCACTCAAAGCGCATCCGCGATTCCGTTCCGGTCCAGAGTTGTGCTCCGGGTCTCCATTGCAAATCATGCGCATGTGATAAATCCAGTTCCACAACTCCCTGTCGGTTTTCAGCTCAACCTCGATATGATCGCTCGGCAAAAGAGTGAACGGCATTGACCTTTCCATTTTGCTGGAGGCGCGCGACAGCTTGTGAAGCAATTCCTCGTTTTCAGGATCGAAGCAGCCGTCCGTAATGCGACCAATTCGCTTTTCGATATCGACGTGGATTCGCTCGCCCGGAATGAAATCAATTCCGTTCAGTGATGGATCCATGCTGAATCGGATTCTCTCTCCATACCGTTGAAGGACTTGCCGCGAGCGAATCGTGTTTGTCTTGTTCTTGCGCGAATCATATGGAGGAAAGTGTTGATTGCGATTTCCGGCGATTGTCTCTTCCCGGACCTTCTTGTATTTAGACGCATCGAATGGGTCGCGTGGATCGGCAACTGTGTTTTCAACAACGTGGATGTGTTCGTTATCAATCTCGATAACAATCTCGCCAGAACGAACAGTATGGTGAATCGCTAAATCCATGACGTCTCCCCAAAAAACAGCAGTGACAAAAAAAGACGCCGCAGGGGATCTTTCGATTTCCCTGCGGCGTCGTGAACATCCCCATGCCCACAACACCCGTCCGATCGGAATTACCCGATCTGCAACGAGGTCATGACTGAGCAGTAACCGCCCAAAGTCAGCTTGCCGCCGAACCGGGCGCGAGCGAACAAGAGCTTTTCGTTCGCCAGTGTCAGCGTCTGGCCGGTCGTCAGGAGTTCGAAGTAGAGACCCAGGCGACGATAGAGACGGTATCCGCGAAGGTTGCAGGCGAAGACCGTACCGTCGGCGATGTCGTTCTGAACGGCGACGTGGTAGTCCCCGAGCTGGTAATCCTTCAAGTGCATGCCGTAGATCGGCCGCGTGTCGCCGGTGACACCCGTCGCCAACTGCATGAACTTTTTGTATTCCTTGTCCGACGTGATGAACATGGTGTTTTCACCACCGAACGCCTTACGGTAAGGCTTCGTGATGCCATACATCAGGTTCAGTCCGTCGTTGTAAACCATCGTGGCGTGTGACGCTCCAGTTGCCGTCACGGTGATCGTGGACGACGCATTCTTCAGACCCTGCGGCTGAGTCGTTCCGTCTCCGACGGCGATCCAGTTGTCCATCTGGTACTTGAACTGGTCGCCGAGCTGGGCCACGATCATTTGGCCGATATTGGGAGCGGCGTCCATTTCGAAGTCACGGCCCCACAGGAACCCGCAACTCGCCGGGAAAAACGTCACATCGTACGTCGTAACGAATGACGTGGCGTCGAATGCAGTGATGGCCGTACCAGAGGCGGTCGTCACGTACGTCGGGGTTCCGATCGAATAGCTGTGCGCCGAAGCACCGCGATCGGTCGGAGTGATTTCGACGAACGGAACCAGCTCCCCATAAAGCAGGGGAATACGGATGGCTTCGAAGTCGAAGTACTGAGGAACGGCCTGAGTACCGCCAGACGTGTTGTCGCCGAGCAGCGGAGCCTTAGACTGACTGGGCGCAAAAGCAGCACCGCCGCGAAGTCCGCCTTGCTTGGTGAACACATCGCGTTCGGCATCTTTCAGCCTACGAGGCATTCCAATCATGTCGCCTTTATTGGCTCCTGGGCCAACCCATTCGTCGTCGTGCATTGCCGATTTGACGAGCATTTCGTCCTCTTCGGTGACGCGAATGTTCATCTTCTGGAGAATTGGATGCTCTGGACCGTTATCACGGACAAGCATCTTCTTGAAGATTGCCCCCATCTTGGCGTATTCAAACTGCGACGGATCCTGAATGTACTTCTTCTCCGCAGTCTGAATTTTCGGGTCAGTAATATGCTCCATGCCGGGTCTCGTTTCCCAGTAGAAAGCATCATTTCCGGGTGCGTACAGACCCTTGCGTGCGAATTCGCGCTCATTCGGCCACTTGGCAGTTGATTTTGTGCAATCGAAGCGTTCCTTGACGTGCTTGACGCGGGGATCGCCGCCAAAGTCTCCAGCAGCCTTTTCGCCGGGATTCGTGGCACCAGCGAACACCTCTCGCGGATCGGGATTGCCCTTTCCGTTCGTGTCAGCCGGGGCGTTGGGCTGCGCCATCAGTTCGGTCAGGCGAGCCTTCGTGATCTTGCCGGCCTTGACTGAATTGATTGCCGTTGCCGCAACATCCTTGTCGGAAGCGCCGGCCGGCAAGCCGTGGTTCTGGACGAGTTCGTCCCTGAGACTCTTCGTAATCGTCATGACTTAGCCCCTTTCAGAGCAATGGAAAAAGGATTGCCGGGCGTTTAGACTCCGACTTCATCAAATAAGGATTCAGCCAGCATGGCCTCGAATTCGAGTTCTTCTGGCGACTTCACCGAAGTTTCTTCCAGCCATTTCATCAACTCTTCCGGGTCGATCGGCTGCTCCGACAGGCTTTCAGACGTGTTGATCCCATCGACTCCGCTGGCAATGTCTGGATCCGTTCGCGGACGATCCGCCAATGTTCCTGGGACGTTCGTCACTCCGGCAGCAGGTGTCGATTTTCCGAGAGAAGCCGCGGTGACGTTGCTCCCGGCGATAGCGTTTGCATCGTCCGCCGCCCTGACATTCTCGGTGGGCAATCCAGGAAAGTGATTCATCGACGGCATATTGAGCACGTTCTGCGAAGGAACACCTGTGAAGTGTGCCGATGCAGTAGCGTTTGTCGCGTTGTCCGTCGGTACGCCTTGGACTGGTGGGTTTCCTGTCGGATCGAGGCTGCTGTCTTTCAGGATTGACACCAGGCGATTGCCGGCAGCCATGACGTGCTGCTTAGCGATCTTCGAGACGTGCTGTTCACCGGCTCCGGCCAGAAACTCCAGGTGATCCTTGACTTCCTTCAGGGCTGTGGCGACTGCGGAATTCAATCCCGACATTCCGTCGTCATTCGCCATCGAAGTCTTATGGACCAGCGAATACCCCTGTCCTTTGGTGGGATGGGCGCCGACGACACATTTCGTACCCATGACGCCGTGGCAGCAGCCGTACATCTTCTGGATCTGCTCGGGGCTGTGGTACATATGGGCATTGTCGGGATGCACGTCGTCGGGATGCATGACGTGATGCACATACCCCTTCGCCGAGTTCAGGTAGACGCTCCCCTCTTTGCCGCTGTGCTGAACGACTCGCGCCATGGCCTTCAGGTGAGGCACATCGACATCGACGTGAGTGTTCACATTGCCGGCCGTGTCGTGATGCGAGGCGCTGTCCGAATCGAGAGGCTGAACGTAACTCGCGTCGTTGACGTCTTTGACGGTAGGAGTTGCAGATCGCTGGACTCCGGGGTTCGTGCTCGGATTCGTCGGCGCAGGATTCACAACGCCAGTGCTGGGCGTCGGAATTCCTGGTTCTCCAGCCGGACCCTCATTGTTGGCGAGTGCCGTGTTCGGAGATGGGTTCTGCTGCGGGCCAGTGTTGGAACCGGATGCGATTGCAAACACCGGATCGCCAACCTGCGTGGCGTCGAGTTGGAATGTCGGCCTGTCGAGTCCAGCGACCTCCTCATCAACGACCTCGTTCGCCATATGTCGCTCATGCCAATCATGGTCCCCCTGTTGTGGGCCCTGACCGCGATTCCCTTCGTTGTCTTCGAAGCGAGCACTGGTATTGGTCCATCCACCCGATGGCGACAAGCTGTCTCGCGGGGCGGTGCTGTCGGAAGATTCCCGAGATTGGCTGTTGTCCGACGCTTTGACTTCTGGAGCGGCCACGGAAGCCTCCTTCTTATGACAGGTGCAGGAATGATCTGCGGGTGATTTGACTTCTAGCGTCACGCCTTGCACTTGCGCCGTACGGGCGTCGAACATTCGCTTGGCGAACGATTTCACAAACGGGTGATGCAGTTTTCCGCGCGAGAAGGCGGTGATGACTGCCGCTGGGTTGCTCGGAATCGGAACGACGCTGATCTCGTAGATTTCAAACCGTGAAATTAAGTACCTTCCGTTCTTCAACGGCTCATATTCAACGGGATCAAAACCGTGACTGATCCGCAAAGCGCCGCCTTCAATCAGAACCGCTGCATCGCGCCCCAATGCAGTGTTGAACACGCAGCAGCGAGCTGACAAAATGCGATCGTTCTGTGCGATCTTGTTGACCAGTCGGCCGACCGGCATTTCGGGATTATGAAACATCAACAGCGGCGCGGCGGGATCGAGTATCGCCCCGGAACTCTTGAGGATGTCCCGATCGCGGTCCATCGACGATGCGGTCACGATGCAATCGAAATCCAGAATCGAACCGGGAGTCAGAGACTGCCCTTTCGTTCCCAGATCGCCGATGATCGTGTCGCTGTCGCTATAGGTCAGTCGCCGATCCGCATCCTTCAGGATTGTGGACCAGTGCTCCAGCGACTTCGCGCCGAACATAGACGGATCGCACGGACCAGTCCCATTCAGGCAGGCTTGCAACGACCGCAGGTACTGACCTGCGTTGGCGATGTCGAAGTCTGCCGGCACATTGCGGCTGGAAATTGCAGTCAGTAAATCCGCAGTGCCTGCCTTCGTGGCCATCGACCAGTTGCTTTTCAATCAGAGAAGCGAATTATTCTGCGATTCCGGCGCAGACTTAGAATGCTTCTAACGATGATTGAGAAGTTGTCGCAGAATGAATAGATGTGCGTACTACGCGAACGGAAATACGCGCGTGAAAAAACCCACGACGGTTAGTCGTGGGTTTTTCACAATCATCCATTCCCGTCCTCACGAATTCTCTCCAGACCTCGCCTCGCCTGCCACGCCAATCCCTACCGTTCCATGCCGGCCCTCTCCGATACGTTCCCGTCCTATCCATTCCTGCCATTCCTCGCCAACCCGATCCGCGCCGCTCCCAGCCGTTCCGGCCACGCCATGCCGGCCCAATCCGGCCACGTCGCTAACATCATCTACTTCGCACTCATCTTTCTGGCAACCGACTTCGCCGTCATTTTAGAACGATTCGATTTCTTATTTCGTTCCCGAATCCGAATGACTCTTGCCGCTTCAAACACCTGCGCGAGTTCCGACAGCACGGCGTATTTCTGTTGGAAGAATTCCAATTCACGCAGGGCCATCGCTAACATCGCCGCACGATGACCGGAATTACGAACAACGTCTGTCGTTCTCCGATACCCTCCAGTTTCTGTACCGCGGTCCTGAGGAAGTGAAACATAGGCACGGATGTTCTGTTCAACTGCCGGCTCAAAGTAGACACAGACACGGATGATTTGCCGAGCCTGCCACAGACGGTATTCGACGGCCGCCTTCGAGTCATCCCAGACGAATTCTGCGTGAAGCGCCGTCTTTCGATTTCTAGCAAACTCTGGTACTGGCTAGATAGTGCGGTGCTCGACAGAATGTCTGGATTGGCGACGTAAGTGCGGATCAGGATTTTGTCATGCCAAGTCCCCAGACCCATTCGAGATAATTATGTAGCCACGCTGGACCGCTCTCGTATGCCCAACGAGCCGGGGCGCAATAAGACCATGTAATCTTTCCGGCAACGCTATTATCGTTCAGGAGTATTCCGCGAACGTCCAGCCACGCAATTGGAAACAGGCTCAGCGGATACCCCACGAGCACCGCGACCAGCACCACGGTCACCCAAAACGCCACACCGGGTTTCTTGCGGTCAGTCATGGTTTGCGCCGCATGAATATGATGGTGGACACCAGAGCGATCAGGCACGCGACTACGACTGGAATCCAGACCGCCGGAACAATCTCGTAATACCGCGCAATGATCGGGCTCATGCCCGCATTCTACCCACGGTGGCGTGGGAGCGGGAAGCTAATTATTTCGTTTTGTAGCTTTTTGGAATTCCGGAAACAGGCCATCGCCCAATATTGGAATAGGGACTGGTGGGAAGCCCATGCGCACGCTCATTGATTGAACGAATTCTCGCCAATAAGGCCAAACCATGCGAAGACCCGACACCTGTCCAAAAGCTAAGGCGTCATCTTCTGGCGGTGCCGACGATTCTGGTTTTAGTTGGAATACAATACGAAACGTTGCCTCGATCAAAATTGGCTGTTCCAGTGTTTTGAAAAACGCAGTCATATTGAGTTTAACGATGTAATTGAGCGCCTTTGATCCATCTACGCCCTCCCCAAAGGCTGATTTAATCTCGACGTCAAATTTTGCCTCTGCTGGACCTGAAAGAGGCGATACCGGATGTTTGTCTCGCGATGAACCGCAATTTTCCAAGCGGATAAAACTAACCGTGGTAACGTCCTTCGCGACTCTCACAGCTCTGGTCAATTCATCTTCACTCCGATCGGTCGGCGTTTTTTTAAGCTTTTTGGACATGGTGAAGCGGCCGTTCAGTTTTGGTTTCCGGGAATTTCAGAATCCATCCGTCCGAGTCATCTTCAAATTGATTCGCAGAGAATGGAAAGCTCATCTGAAGCTTAATTCCAGTGCCAGAACTTGCCGGCCTAATCGTCGGGACAAATTCATGTCCGAGCACCAAAAACACATCGGCTATTGTCCGAATCGTCATGTTTGCGCTGCCGTCCAAAAGCTGAGTGATATAGCCCTTGGTTTTCCCCAGTCTTGCCGCAAGCTCAGAACGAGTCACGCCGGCCTCATCCATGACGTCACAGACGAGATCCGTTGTATCCAATATTGACCGCTCCTGGTTCCATAGTAGCGCTCCCTCTTTGGAAGACGTTAAACGATCCTTCAGACTGGTCCATTTCGTCACTTATTCTGTCCCCCCTTTTCGTTAACCCTCTCCCATTGAAAATGTTCGGCTGCAATATTCTGGGCGTGCGTGATTGCCCCTTGTGGGCATTTCCCACGACCGCCAGCTTTCTTGATTCGATGCGTCAGAAGGACTCTCGGGCCGATGCGATAACACAGCAATCTGTGGTCGCCTCGCTTGAACTCCCAAATATCTCCGTCAAGTTGCCGAAATTGCTCTTTGTTTGGAATTCGTCCAGAATCAACAAGGCGACGAAACAAAACGTCAAAACTGGCTAGAACATTGACAGGACTTTTGTCGAACCACGACTTCGCTTCCATCGTTCCATCGGCGCGAATGGCAAATTCAACAGTGCCATAGCGACCCTTTTCCAGCGTTCTATCGTCGCGAGATGGGGCAGCCATGAAGTTTATCTTAAACTAAACCACTGGTCAACGAAAAATCGAGATATATTTGCGATCTCAATTCAATCATCTCAGCGAACCCGATGCGCATTGTGGTGTCAAGCGGATATGCACATTTCTTTATTCATCAATGACCGTCCGTTCACCCCGATGTAGTTCGGAGAACGGCCCGCGCCCTGGCGGCGCAGCAGACTTATACCCTGAAGGAGGGGACCGGCAGGCTGCCGGCTTGGGTTCGATTCCCCCGCTCTCCGCTCGCTCTATCGAGTGTCACGCTTGGCGGCTCTGTTAAGCCGGTCACGAATCCAAGCGGCAAGAGACATTCCAGATTCGTCGGCGGCTGACCGCCATGCGGTCTTGTCGGCGCTCGTCAGCCGCAACTGGAACACTTCTTCCGCGCGTTCGTCGGCTGGCTTCGGTGGTCGTCCACGCTTGGCTTTCATGGCTGGATTGTAATTACAAGAAATCTTTTGTCAACCGCTGATTTTCTGTTGACACCTGACTAAATGTAATTACAATAAAGCCAGTGAAAGAGAAAACCCCGATCAGTGTTATCAGCACCGACCGGGGCGAGAACACAACCCGGCGAATCGCCGAATCGCGTCCCTGACAAGAACGATTCTAAACGATTCGCCCCCACAAAGGGAGAGCGAATCATGGCATGTCCGAAATGCGGATCAGAGAACGTAAAGGCCAACGGAAAGCATCGGAACGGGAGTCAGCGGTTCAAGTGTCGTGACTGCAAGAAAACATTCACGGAAAATCGCCTCAAGCCGCTTGGCGACATGCGGCTGCCGGTCGAAAAGGCATTGAACATTCTCCGGCTGCTGCTCGACGGCATGTCGATTCGCGCGTGTGAACGGTTCACGGGCGTCTGCCACAAGACGATTTGTGACATGATTCTTGAGGTCGGTGATCGATGCGGACAGTTCCTTTCAGACCGCCTGCAAGGCGTGCCGGTTTCCGACGTGCAGTGTGATGAAATTTGGTCGTTCGTCGGCATGAAGGAGCGGACGAAAACGAACACGCACAATAGCGACCCGCTCATGGGCGACAGCTATTGCTACGTCGGACTGGAACGCGATACGAAACTGATCGTCTCGTACCTGCTCGGAAAGCGCGACGAATTCGACACGCATGAATTCGCGTCCGGTTTGCGGCGCGCGACGGCGGGACGGTTCCAGCTTTCGACAGATGGGTGGCAGCCGTACTACACCTACATGCCGCTCGAATTCGGGCAGCGGATTGACTTCAGCACGATAATCAAGACGTTCGCCAATGCACCGCGCGGGAGCGGGAGGTACTCGCCGGGTGAGATAGTGACGATCAACAAGCGCCCGGTTGTCGGTGATCCCGACTTGTCTCGCGTTTGCACTTCGCACGTCGAGCGATCGAACTTGACAATTCGCATGTCTATTCGCCGCTGGACCCGGCTCACGAATGCATTCTCGAAATCGTGGAAGCACCACAACGCCATGATGGCAATTTTCGTCGCGTTCTATGATTTCTGCCGGACCCACATGACGCTCAAGACGACTCCCGCTGTCGCGGCTCGCTTGACGGATCATCCGTGGACACTTGAGGAATTGCTGACGGCAGCCGCGATATAGGACCGGAAACGACCAACCCCGCCGGAGTGATTCGGCGGGGTTCTTGTATTTTCGAGACTTTGTATATTATGCAAGATCCCCCTTGACAATCGTTGCATATCTTGCATAATTGAATGCGGCTGGGGCGGCACGAGTGCCGAAACATTTTCAGGGGAGTCTTGACCATGCCGGACGATGCTAAATCGCAAATCGAGAAACCGCAGCAATCTCTTACTGTAGTTGCGCTCGACTGGGCCAAGGACGAAGGAAGGCGGATTCTGACGAATGAGCAATACTGGCACGTCGTCAGATACATCAAGCGGCTAGTCGAATTTGGCGACAAATCGGCAATGTCAGACCTCTCGATAAGCCAACTGGGGAGTGGATTTTGGGCACTTAAACTGAAGGGGCGGATCTTGAAAAAGATCAACCTCCGAATTTATTTCGCCCATGTTCCTGAAAGGAATGAAATTGTTGTGTTGATGGCCTACAAAAAAGAAGAAGATCGTCGCGTATGTCCAGCAGTTAAGTACCTTTTGGAGGACAGGCTTGAAGATTACTTGGCGGGCCGCACAGAGCGGGCGAGCTATTTTTCTGGGGAAACGGGCGAACCACGGGGCTCTGAATCGGAGGGCGAATAATGAGTGTCACAATCGAAAAAAATAATGCGGCGGTTGAGAAAGAGCGCGTCCAGGATCTGTTGCTTGCATATACAAAACTGCCGAAGAAAAAAAAGGATCGCGTCGAAAAGCTGGTGGAATTGCTCAGAACGGCCGACCCTGGCAGTGAAGAGCAGCGGGAGATCGCCGGTGCGATCGCCGAAATCCTCATTCCGCATATAATCGGAAGGAGTCAATCGCGACCAGTGGATTTGGAGGAAGGGATTTCATCTGCTGGACGCCAAAGCGTTGATGCGTATCACAAAAGCGTTGGCGAAGCGATCCGCAATGCGAGGGACGAAGCAGGCATGACGCAAGAGATGTTGGCGAAAAATAGTGGCTTGCCGCAGAGCCACATCAGTAGGCTGGAAGCTGGAATCCACGCCCCGACGAACAAGACGATTGAGAAAATTGCGGAAGCTCTAAATATTGATCCATCAAAACTCGACCTGCTTTATGATTCATGATTGTCAGGGCGTGATGTTTCTTACAAAAGCCAGCCGTCCGATGACGGTTGGCTTTTTCGCTTTCCACTCGCCCTCCCGTCGCCATCCAGGGTATGATTGCGGCATGAACATTTGGCCTGAACTTCTGGTGTGGGGCGTCCTGCTGGCGGTGGCCGGCTATCAGCTATTCGATCTCGCGCGAGACTTGGACGCACGCGATAAAAAGTCGCGGTCGCAATCGCCCGATTCCGCTCCCTGACCGGACGAGCCAGCACCGCATTGTCTAGCCAGTACCCAAACTCTACAACATCAGCCGGGTTGACCGCGCCGTCTTCGGAGCGGCTGCGAATCAGTTCGATTTCTTCACGAATCTTGTCGCTTGACTTCATTTTTAACCTCCATGCTTAGAGTTGGTTTTCCTGCCGTTCCGGTCCATTCGCGACCTCTGCGGTCCAATCCTCTCCGATCCGTTCCGGCCATTACTATCCTGTCGTTTCCACTCCGATCCGGTACGGGCCTATCCGGCCTCTCCGTTCCTCTCCGCTGCCCTCCGATCCATTCCCGTCCTATCCACTCCACCCCTGCCACTCCCTTCCATTCCCCACCATTCCGCATCTTTCCGGTCCTATCCAGCCATTCCGCTGCCTACCTATCCGCACCGATCCGTACCATACCGTTCCGGCCTTACTGAATCACATCAAACGTGCCCCAGCCCATGCCCGGAGAATCCTTCGATGACGGACGGCCTTCGAGAACGCCGCAGCTTGCGCCAGCATGCGCCAGCAGATTGGCAATGTCCTGAAGCGTGAACGCATCAGCGTCGAAGCGAATCGTGACGACAGCTTCCCAGCCAGAGTTGAACTTGGCACGCGCTCGAAGATCGCACGATCCGTTGTCGTTGCGTACCGGGGAAACCATCATCTCTGGTTTCCCCTTCGTCAACTTTACGAGCGGCGTGAAATCCTCCGACTCTCCATCAGGCAGCACGTTGAACGCCTGCTTTGCCGCAGCCATCGAGAAGTCAATGGCCGGTGAGCGGCAGGCGTCAATCAGCGCATGACGGAACGACGCGCACGGAATTCCGAGCCATCCATCATTCGAGATGTGCTTCGACGCTTCATAGCAGGCGTCGAAATCCTTGGCGTCTCGCTTGCGGTTTTTCTTCGCCGTGCATCCGGCCTTCTGGTCGCTCTCCATTTTGTCCTTGGCCTTTTGGCTGAACTTGTTCATCACGAGCCATGCGTTCCCGCGCACCTTGAATTGCGCGACCTGCCGATTCGGTGCCTTGATTGTGACGTGCCGCGTCTCGACGGTCGCCGCAATTCGATTGACGCCGTTCGTTCCGTTCTTCGTTGCCGTTGCCATCTCAAACACTCCTGATTAAAAGCGAAAACCCGATATCCTGGCCGGTCAGACCTGCGGAAATCGGGCTTCGCGTAAACTTCTGATTTGGCTGACCGGCCATTGGCCACATTGTACCCACGATGCGGCAACGGTCAACCCACATTGCAAAGAATCCCGATTTATGCGATATTCCCGCGAATGAAGAAGCCCAAGCCGAAGAAGGCGACCGATACGACGTTCAAGTTTCGCTGCCATACTGCGGACCTTGAAGCATTCCGCATTGCGACCGAGGCGGCTGGCCTTAACGGGAACCTGACGGCATGGATTCTTCAGACGCTACGCAAGGCTGCGAGAGAACAGACGAAATCCTAATGCCGCTCCCGTTTTGCCGTACACTTACACACCGGCCACTGCCAGCAGCGCAGGTATCTGCATCCGGCGCGTGTCGTATAGACCAGCATTGCGCCTCCGCACTCGGGACATGCCGGGCGAATCAGCGGCTCGCGTTTGGGTTTCTTCTGTGCCGTCGTGGCCATCAGAGAATGAGTCCTTTCAATAGCGTCGCACAAATAGCAATAGCGATAGAAATCAGTCCCCATGTAATACTTAGTGACATCCTAAGCCGAAGAACACGCCTCTCGGATGACATCCACTTGTCATGAAATTCATTTGCCTTGGCGGCGTACCGTTCGCACCGATCGAGTGCTGAATTGCAATTCCTGTCACTGATTTCGAATGCCTGCTCCAGCATCGCAAACGAAGTTTTCCCCATTTCTTCATTGCGGAGACAGGCATCGCTCATTTTCAGTTCTGTCATACCTGCGGACCCTTCGGCATCTCGGCCCAGTGGGTGGGATTCAGTTTGGTTTTGTCATCGAGACAGAACCCGTATCCATTCACGAACAGCGATTCCATTACTCTCGCACCTATTTTTGCAAGTATTCTCCTCGCAGGCACAGCGCAGACAATATCATGAACTGGAAGATAAGCCGGCATGTCAAGATACGCCAATGTGGAATTATTCGGCTCCGGCAACCGCTCCTCAACAGAAATCCATCGAATCGTCTCTTCCAGCGAACTTCGAATATGAATTTTAATCGGTGGACCGGGGGCAATGTATGTCTCGATACTCTCGCTAGGCATTAGCGCATCTTCGAACCGGTAGCAGGCATTCTCATTGAATACGAACAGCGAACGACTGCGTTTGCAGTCTGTAGAAAAAACCTTCCCCACAAACGGCAACCCAGCCAGCATAGAAGTCAGACCGGAAAAGAAACTGCGTCGGTTTAACATGATTTCCCCATATCAAAGTGTTACGGCAGCACAATCCCCGATGGCTGGTCCCCGCTCTCCTGCGACTCATCCTGAATCCGTGCAGCAGCCATTTCAGCCTGCATGCGCACGGCCTCGCGCCCGACGGCTGCATAAAACTCGCGGGCCTTATTCAGACACTCTTCGCCGGTCATCTGGCATTTCGTCTCGACGAATAGATCGTGCGCCAGTTGAGTAACCGGATCGAGTCCGCCGACCGCGATGAGCTTCAGCTTGTTTCCAATGACGACGCTTGCCGAAACAGGCACCGCCATCGGGGCGTGAACGTGCTCATAATCAAATTCAAGCTCGATGTTCTGCCGCTGCGCGAGTGCCTTGGCGATGTCGGCCGGCGTCATGTTACCGAGCCCGTTACTCCGATGATCCCTGTGATTCCGAGTCCCCATTGTGTCTCCCCAAAAGAGTTACTTCCCCTGAACGGCTTCCTTCCCCTTCTCGACTGCGGCGTCTACTTCAGCGAGAGCGTCGTTTTGCTCTGTGCCGAACGTAGCACATTCGACCTGCACATCAGCCAACAGTCTTGCAGGAACTCCATCCTGAATGTTGATGACGGTTCCTGCCTTGAGCGTAAGTGTTTTCATAATTATTACTCCGATAATAGACTGCAACGGCAGTTGATCCTCTGGGAAGCCGACAAATCGGGATCTCCCGGATATTTTGCCTTTTCCCCGCCGACAGTGAAGTTCCCTTCCGCGTCCGACTTCTGGCCGTTCGCATTCCAGTGCGATTGTCTGGCGTGCTCATCCATCGTGGTCAGCCATTCAGAACCAGTGGCAATCCCCTCTTCGATCATGTCCTGAATCTCGGAGAACTGGCCGGCGTTCAATGCCATCGTGCTCTCTGATCTGGCAATCATCAGCGATCTCGCGCCAGCAGAACGGCCACCCAACGCCTGATCGACTCGGAACACACGTTCCCGCAGTGTGTCGCCTTCCTCGAAGGAAATACGCAGGCAGTTGCTCAGGTCATCGAGCATCGTATCGTTGATGCCGGACCAGTACGGTTTCTTCAGTGCCTCATCGAGCGTGCGCTTCATGGCAGCCACGACGCCGGCCGGAAGTCGCATCGTCGGATCGGCGTCATCCTTCCTGAATGACTTCAGTTTGTGCCGAGCTAATTCGGCACCGGCAACCCCACATCGCAGCAAGTGTGGATAGGCCATCTTGCGTAACGGCGCATCCCAGTCTCGTGGATTGAACACCGCGGCAGCATCGAAGGCGTCGGCCTGCTGGTCCATCTTGGCGACGATTGACGCCACCTGTGCCTTGATGAACTTATGCACGTCTCTGGCGAACGGCTTCTCGTTGTTCGAATGCAGTTTAAGCCATGACGTCTCGAAGTCCTTCGTCGTGTCTGACGTAATCAGCAGTTGCTTCGCGGTATCAGATTCGGAATTCGATTGTTGCTGCGTGGTTGGATCTGGCGGCAGGTATTCTTCCCGAACTTCCAAGGCAGTGGCAGCTTCGTCGTCGATCGGTTCGAGGATCTGCATGGCCGTCGTGATTCGGACTTTCCCCATCCCATTCGGCATCGGAGGAAATCCGAGAGACGAGCGCAGTTCATCGACAACCAGGCCGGCATTACCGCACAGCAGTTCCAGGTCTTTGCGGAGACCGTCCTTGTCGGAAGAAACGGCTTCCTCGATCCACATGACCGTATGGCCGGTCTTTTTCTTATCGAACAATGGCAGGAGCCGGTCGTTCATGATCGTCGAGAGGAAATTGATCTCGGGATTGGCGATGTTCGAAGTGAACACCTCATCTGCCACGAGTGCCGTGGCGCGATTGGCGTCCGTGATGTCCCCGCCGACGACCGCAGGCGTGCCGTAGTTCCGCCAGATGGCCTGGCGGTTGTAGGTTCCCGATTCGGTGAAGTCCATTTCGTTGGCGGTGTTCGAAATCTTCTTGATGTCCGAAATTGCTCGATCGAGGATGATTGCCCGACCGTGCTTCGAAGCCCCTTGGAACAGGTGCTGAAGCCGTGTCATCATTTGCGTGATCTGGAATCTGTCGAGCTGGGCCTTGCCAAGATTCTTGCCGTTCGGGTCGATGATGTCCCCGGTGATGACCGCTAACCAAGGCAGAATCGAGTTCTCGAAGAACTGTCGCTGACTCAAACGGATTGACTCATCAACCTGCACGGCCAGTACGCCGGCTCGCGTCGGCGAATGCGGCACGAAGATATTCGCCGGGTCGGGATGGCAGAAGAAGATCACCCGATCGGCCGGAAGATCGACGCCTTCCATCTGGTTGAACGGAGGCGCGAGCACATACCCCGCGTCCAGCATGGCATTTCTCGGCTTCTCGCGGATCCAGTGCGAGGGGAGATACCACAAGTCGTACGGGCGATCTCCGGTGTGAGAGTCGGTCAGCCACCAGAAGCAGCGGCCGGTCATATCCAGGCTGGCGACGGTGCTTTCCAGGAGCGTGTGCTGCGTCAACCGGGGAATCGGCTGCGACAGCAAGTCCAAGACCGGATGGTTCTCCAGGATCTCGACTCGGGCCGCTTCTGAATGAAAGCTCTTGTGCAGCTTGATCCGGGTTCCGAGGTTCTCATGAAACGGCAGTCCGATTCGAGAGCAAATCCACTTCGGGAGAACGGCAGTCTCTTCCGGTTGAAGCTCCCGGCGCCCCGGAGTCTTGAACGGGTTCGAGAATCCCTTACGCTTGCCTGATTCTTCCCGAGCGGACACAACTTCCGCCACATGAATCGGCTGGCCGGCGATGCGCTGCCTTTTGGGGCGCATGGCGGCGTAGGCTTCTCCCGTGTTGTGGGAGTAGGAGTTTTGCGACTGAAACTGTTCGGGATCGGCCTGTTGAGGATACTGGCTTTCGTTCAGCGAATTGAAGATGCGTCCGGCATCGTTCGATCCGCGACGCCGCTTCAGTTCACGATCCTTGTCCGCCCACGAGCGGATTTCGGCAAGAGCAGACGACATGGAATGCGTCCTCGCAATTCCGGGTCATAGTTGATGGTCCCCATGTCGTTCGTTCTTTCGTTAATTGAAAGTTCCGTATCATCAGGCCAGACGTATGACTCAACCGTATCGCCGTTGCTGAAAGTAACATGCGATTCGATTGACATACTATTCCCCCATCATCCTCTGCTGCCAGTTCACCGCTGGATCTTTTGCACCGACGATGCGCTCGTTGTAAACCGCGATCTCCGCCTTCTCGCGCGTCAGGTTCTTCTCGTGCAGGGCCGCGAGCAGCTTGTTCTCATCTTCCAGGACGTCGATGCGATTCTTCAGACGTGGAATGTCTGTATCTTCGAGCCGACTTACCTCCCGAGCCTTGGTAGCCAGACGTCCTTCGAGTTCCTTGATCTGATTATCCTTGGCGGTCAGTTTCAACGCAATGTCAGCAACCTGCTTGGCGGCGTCACGCTTAGACTTGACGGCCTCTAACCGGGCGTCACGGATGGCTTGTGATTCCTGGCGACGGCGGATGAGCTTGCGGAGAGCGGTCCAGGTGCGAAGGAAGATGCCGGGTGTAACATCGACGACGCGGACATTGACGGCACACTCACCAATTAGTGGACGGCGAGTCTCGTGGCCGTTTGTTGAGGGCGGTTCAAGTTCAGGCCATTCGTGCCTTTTCACCATTCCATTTTCCCATTCTCTTCCAACGCCATCGACATGACAGCGGTATCCAGATTGACGGCTTTCTCGACGGGGATCCTCTTGCGGCCAGAGCACTTCGGACACATCCGATTCTTCCCGTCGCATTCGTCACACGGGATTGTACGCATCTTCGGATCGTCCTGAAAAGGCTGATCTGGTTCGGAGAAGCCTTCGTCGTCCTCATTTCGCGGCTTTTCAGGCACGCCGTGTTCGATGTCGTACAGTCGCTTTTCCATGCTGTCCAGGGTATACATCAACTCACGATCGGTGAACGGATTGACGGGAACGATCGAGGCTAATTCGACGGCAGCCGGGAGCGCAATAGCGAACGCAAACGCCCTGTCAGCATGGCCCGACTGATCCTCCGACGCCTCGATCTTGAACCCGAAGGCACGCTCCACGATGTTCAACTTCGTCAGGTCGCTGATGAGTTCTTCGTCCCGGTAAAGCTCGATGTACCGCCCCTTAAAGGCTTCGATGATGGTCGTGGCCATCACAGACAGCCCCTTGCCGCTGAACGACATTTCCTCGCAGTAGATTCCCACGCTCTGAAGCTGCTGCGCCATGAGCACGGCCTGTGCCTGGTCATACATCAGCTTTGTCAGCCGAAAAGCCCTGTGTTGCCGCTCGATGTCCACCTGGATCGCCTGAAGGTCCACCTTCCCGGTGTATTCATCCGGCTTCCAACTGCGGGCATAAGCCAGCTTGACGCGATGCTCGTCAGGCTGTACTGCCAGCATCACAAACGCCGACCGATGCCGCTTCGTAGACAAGTCCAGCCCGCCGATGTAAACCCACCCCGGCTCCGGTGCGAAGATCGGCCGGACATTCCGCTCGATACCCATCACAACGCAGGCTTCGATATCGGACAACTCCAGAGCATCGCCTGTTTCAACCTGCCAGATATTGAGCCAGAGACGGGCAAAGGCCTTCTTCGTGAGCCCTTTACCCTGCCGCTTCAGGAAGTCAGTTCCCATCCACGAGGCACACGGACCATTCAGATTTCGGTAGATCCAGTCATGACTATCCGCGATCGCCATATCCCTGACCTGCGCCTGCCACGTCCTCTCGTAGCCGGCGTTTGTCATGATGACGAGAATGCAATGCGGCACCTTGTCAGCCGACGAAAATAACGAGTCCCAAAGCTCGCATTTTCCGTCTTCCGAACGCCAATGCGTCAACTCGTCGCACAGAATGAAATCGGGAGTGGCGCCGAACGACGAGGGAGCATCCGACGAAATGATGTCTACTTCTGACTTCGTTTTCGGATTGAACACCCGATAATTCTGGACGTTGATGATGTTAAGGCCAGTCTTGCCCAGCCACGGATTGAGCAGAATGATCCTCAACACGGCGTCCCGGATGAACTTCGCCTGATCTTTCGCCCCGGCAGCGGCAATTCCATTCAAAGGCTTCGTGGAAAAAGCAATCACCCACACCAACTGCATCGCCTCATCCATCGTCTTCGAATGTCCACGCGCACGACCCAGCCACGCAAACTTTCGCAACTCCGGGTTCTCCATCGGCACGCCAGCCACACGCATCCACATCGGATCCAATGCCGCTAAATTCTCTTCCTGCCAGGGATCTGGACTGAATAGCCCCACCCCATTCCCCTTGCGGATGAACAGCGAAGCCCGAAATGCAGCCGGAGACCTCTTAAACCGACGAATGTCATCCGGCGTAATCGCCGCCAAAACCTTGCGTGACGGAACAGTCGGTCGTCCAGCCTTTGCCACTACACCGACTCCTCTTCCCGCGGTGGCGTAATAATGATCCCGGCGTTTCTGTAATCCTCCGTAGGATCCTCGCTGAATGCCGCAGAAAACACATCCATCTCGTTCTTGTCGATACCCAGCATCAGAATCAGCTTGTCCCGCTTTTCAACGGCTTTCAGCAACCCTCTCAACGCCAAGTCCATCGCCGCCAACGAAAGCGGCGCCTTCTCCCCATCCTCCATCCCGTACTGGCTAATCACCCGCTCATAAAGCAAAGCCGCCCGCTCCGACCTCACAATCGACTGCAACATCGCCGCATGAGACAGCGACACGCTACCACGAGACTCTAAAATCGCATCGAACAACTGATTCTTCAGCTTCACCAGCTTCCGAGCAATGTACTTGCAGCCCACCGGAAGGCCGCTATGCGTACAAGAATCAACCCCGCTCTTTCTCCGAACACCAGACTCCGATAACCCGTTCCGCAGCCTCTTCTTGATCGAATACTCTCGTGGTGACGAATCTGGAACAGGAACGTCCCGACGCTCCCACTTCCCTCGCTCCAACCCCACAGGAGCCGCGCCAGCAACGGATTCGACAGGTATCACAGACATCAAACCCGTTTCACAAAACTGGGGAAAAATTTGAGGCGGAATCACACACCGAAACCCGATTCAGTTTTACGGGAAATTCCGTGCGATGGGTGAGCATGATTCTGGGTAAGCGGCGTAAAATGGACTTTGTTTGCAAGCTAACGAATAGCGCTCATTATCGTGCGCTTTGCCCTATTGTCAAGCGCAGTCGAATTGAGCCAGTCATCAGTTTTCGGATTAAACGCCTCGTCATTTGCCGTAACTCCATACGCTGTAACGGTTCATTATAGCATTGACTATGCTATCTAGTCGTTAGGCCTGGAAATCGACCAGGAATGAGTTAATAACTTATTCGTATAGTTGTTATTACACCACACTATTCGCTCCTCTTATACTGCTCCATATTCCTCACTACGCATCGCAAGACAGTCGTATCATAACACCAATGCGCATAGCACGTTGCGTCAATCTAACCTGACGTATCGTATGCCAATACAGGCTTGGCGCGTACAACAGTGTAGACTGCTCGGCCATTGTCAGGCGAATTATCCTTATGTACGCCATTGGTGACGTTAGGATAACTCCCTGCCGCACTGGCCTTGACCTGCGCCCATTGAATCGACCTTGCCAGGACAAGCAAGCCTAGAACCGTGGGAGCATCGCAGCGAAGCGTCAAGCGTGAGCCTTGATGATTGTGTGGTATTCCCTGCCGATCGGCTGCCAGGGCGAGAGAATCGGCCGATACCTTTGACTTAGCCAGGATTATGCAGCCGTGATTCGTACGACGTTTCCCGATTGACCACGGGCGACAAGCTGACCACGGAGACTTACCGTAGGTGATTTCCCCGATGATCCGCTGAAGTAGCTTAGCCAGGGCGAGGCCAGCGAATGACTTCGATTCTTTCCCGAGCGGCTTGGCGCTGAAGATGTGATATTGGCCGTTTGCGGTCAGTCGAAAGTATCGGGCGCCTTTGAGCTGGCGATAGGCTCGGCGCCAAGCCAGGTCAGTCGCTTCGATTGCCAGGTAGTGCAGTTTCCGATTGTCGGCTGCGATTCTCTGGCAGTGGCGCAGTAGTTCGGGTCGCAGGCCTGTTTCAGTGCAATGCGGACATGACCAGCAATTGCAGTCTACTCGTGAATGGGCGATTCTGCCTGATTCACGATGCTGAAACGTGAGATAATGACCGCAAAAACCGCGTCTTTTCGGTGTTGAATTCATTAGCAAGCCTTTCGACCGTCGTGGTCAAATGGCCGGCGTTCCCCGAACGATTCCCCATACTACGCTGGCAAAAAAGAAAACCCGCAAGAATCGGTTGCGGTCGATTCAAACGGGTTTCCAGAATCCGTATTGGGTATGACGCCGCAACACGCCAGCTTGAATCCTACGATTGCGGCACATATTCCGTCAAGCCTGATTTCCCCCCGTTGCCTTGGCGATTGCGTCCCGGATCCGCGAGGGAACGGCTATTGGTCCGGCTGGGCAACCGTCGCGCTGGCAATGTGCAATCAATTCGGCCGCCAGGTGGAGCGCTTCCAACATATCCGGTGCCGCGGCAATCAGGCGTGCGTTGGCCTCGCGCTGGTGTCGAAATTTGCCTTCCGCAGATTGCATGTAATCGCAAATTGCAATTTGATCGCTTTGCGAGAATCCGCCGCGAGGGTCTTCTATCCCGCTATAGACATTAGTTCCAACAAAATGCCACGGTCCAGGCGTGTGCTTAACTTCGCTTGTCGTATCCATGTTCATCCCCTCAAATCGTTGTGAATTCGGCAATGGTAATGTACGTCCAGCATCGTTTGCGTCGTTCCTGATCAATCCTAGGCGGTCGAAATCGTCTCTGGCTGGCCATTCTCTGGTGTTTTCTCCTTCCATCGTGCATTCGCGGCCAGTCTTGCCAGCTCCCGCCGTTGCCGAGCCGTCATTCCTCGCATTCGCGCTTTCCCGGCTTTTCGGCTTTGCTTGCGGCGCTTTTCTGCCGGGATCTTCGACCAGCGGAGTTTAGCCATTTCGCTCGCGGTCATGAGAATTCCCTTTCCAGTCGCGCGACTTCTCTGGCGACAATCGGCCGAACGAATTCAGACCGTCGATTTTCCAACAGTCGCCAAGCGTCAGTTTCCGTCAGCCTATGACCTGCGATGCGTTCGGCAAGCTGGATAGCCTTGCGCACTTCACGCTTTGGCTGGCCTTCGCGCTTCAGAATGTTCAATGCTTCTGATTCGGTCATTTGACGGCGCTCGATTCGTCGGCTGGCCGGCGGAACCATTCGGCAGCAGTATGCAGATCAGTCGTCGTAGTGACTTTGCGCACTATCCCGCGACACTTGCAGCCGGAGAACGTGCATTTTTCTCGGTCATAATCTTGCGTAGTGGATGACCAGCGGGCGCCGCCAGGACACTGGAACAGCATCCATTTCGTTTCACGGTTCGCGCTTCGATTGCTCTCTGTTGGCGACTTCCTGCCAATATGCCGGCAAGTAAAGCGCCGGCTCGATTTGATCCCAGTTTGGGCACACGGTTTGATTTAACATGATCTATTCCCTTGCGTTGAATTGCTAGTGGTCCTAGCACTCGATAACCTTACCAGTGTATGAGAATTCGCATTGACTTATAGGACCACTAGGAGTAATATATCCTCATGCCACGCAAAAATCAATCCACGTCCGGTGCCAGCAACCTGAAGCAAGCAGGTCGCGTTGGTGTTCTGGTCAGTATGACCGCAGAACAACGGCAGTCGATTCGTGTCGCTGCCGCCAAAGCCGGAAAATCCATGTCTGCGTGGATGCTGGAAATCGCACTCCGGGAATCCTTATGCTAAAGATTTGCAACCGCTGCTTGCGCCTGTTGCCTATGTCGAAATACCACTCCGACCCAAATAATGCGGACGGCAGATATCCAACATGCAAAGACTGCAAGAACAAAGGCGTCCTCACGCGAATTGATCCGCCCCCGACTCGTGTTTGCTATAAATGCGGTATAGAGAAATCAATTCTCAAGTTCGCGCCCACCAAAAAACGTCGTGACGGACGGGATACGATTTGCAATAGCTGCAAGTCGCCCAGCAAGAGAAAGTGGTCCAAGACATACATCAACGCGAAGGCCCGTACATCAGAAAGAAATATTAGAGTTCGGGTCGAAATCAAAACAATGTTGATCGAGCGGCTTGGCGGCAAGTGCCATCATTGCGGAATCGCACCCGGAGCCGAGTGGCCAGTCGCATGTTTTGACTTCCACCACAAAGATCGTGATTCCAAGACGATGCTATTTGCCAAAAAGTTGGCGAACAACACGCAGATTGAAGAACTCATTAAAGAAGCAGATGGGTGCATGGTTCTTTGTGCAACCTGCCATCGTCGAGAACATGCAATTGCAAGCGCCGAACGAATCGCAAAAAGAGTCAAGGACCATGTCTATTAGAAAAACCTACGGCAACGGCACACGACACGAGGTCATCAATCGCGCCATCCGCGCCGAGCTAACTGGCGGCAATGAGTGCCTCGAAACGATTCGGGCGCTGAATGAACGCATCGCCAATCTGCGTAACGCTGGCGAATCAACCGCTTATGCCGAGCAGAGATTGCGGAGTTGGGAGCAAGAGCGAGATAAGATGGCAACACACATCGAGGCCAAGCATCAGGTCGGGGCGAATATGAATCGCAGGGGGAGCGTCGCATCGTGACCGCTGCCGCCACATGGCCAGAATTCAAAGCAGCCTACCGCGCCGACGTCATGCCCGGCATGGCTCCGTCAACGGTAGCTAAAGTCGCCAGCCTGTTCCGCAAGTTTGAGAAGTCGGCACGCCCGATTCGACTTGCTGACATATCCAGCCACACGATCTCGACATTCATTGCCTACCGGCGCCGCAAGGGGATCCGCGACACCACTATCCGCGGAGACCTCGGGCACCTGCAATCGGCATTCTCCTGGATGAAACGACATGGCCTGATTGCTGAAATACCCCAGATTGACAAACCTAAGCGCGCTAAGGGTCAGAAAGCCATGAAGGGCCGTCCCATCACACAGGAAGAGTTCGATTCAATCCTGGCACAAACGACCGATCCGGCTTGGGCGTGGCTCCTGCGTGGCCTGTGGGCTTCAGGATTGAGGCTTAGCGAGGCTCTGGCCCTGACGTGGGAACCTGGCTTGTCGATGTCGCTCGATTTCACCCGCAAGAGGCCCATGCTGCGGGTTCCCGCCTCATCCGAGAAGGGGAATCAGGAACGCCTCTTACCTATATCTCCAGAGTTCTCGGAATTGCTGTCGGAAGTGCCGGAAGATAAGCGATCGGGGCGCGTATTTCGAGTACGGTTTCGCAGCCAAGAAACGATTTCGACTGTCATCAGTGGATTCGGCAAAGCCGCCGGTGTCGAGGTCAACAGGGAACCTGGACGAATCAAATATGCCAGTGCTCACGACTTCCGCCGCTCATTCGGAGAACGCTGGTCTGCCAAGTTAATGCCGGCAATCCTGATGCAACTCATGCGGCACGAGAAGATCGAGACGACACTTCGATACTATGTGGGACGCAATGCCGATACGGCGGCCGAAGCGATCTGGAGCGCCCATGAATCTTCGATCTGGAGCGACTAAGACGTGCGCGGCCCCAATGTGGCCTGCGCCACACCTGTCCGAGATAATGTGGCCGATGCAGCTCCTGTTTGAGAAATCGTCGCCCGATTCGGATAGACTGGATTTCCGGTGGAACTTGTTCGGCCAGCAAAGGAGCCGTACCGCCTTCCGCTGATTGCTGGCGCGCACGTCCCGATTTGTGTTTTTGCGCTCATTGGACAGTGAAGGTATCCCCGCTGACGGGTGCCGTGGTAAGTGCCGATCCGGTGAGGTCGAACACTCCCCCCGATGTGGAATCATTGATAACGGCAGCTTGGCCGCGCAGTGCCGCAGTGGTTGTAGTCTTGTCGAACTTGACAACGAGTCCCTTAAACTGACTATTTACGGTTGCCGACGGCGATAGAACACTTGTCACAAGACTCGTCGTCGTGCTCCCGGTGCCGACTGTCCCCGTGGTGATTGACCGCGCCGCCCTGTCGAGCCCGGCCGCACCTCCCGTGTTGCCAGCGAGTTCTTCAATGTCGGCCTTCATGTTGCCGTTTGGCGATAAGGATGACGGCAGACGACCGGGAATCGTGGTTCCGGTGTCTGTCTTGACACTGGAGATGTCGGCCGAGACAGAAGCTCCAGCCGGCGCCCCGAGTCGAGCATAGGCGTCCCCCGTTTGCGGCGTGTTTCCAGTATAACTGCCGATTGATCCCGACAGATTTCCTGTCACGTTGCCCGCGATATTACCGCGGATGTCCACCCCGCCAGTTCCGGCGACGGCTTTGATGCCGTCACTCGTGCCGCCATTGCCGCCGGTCGAAAAGATGCCGTGCTTGCTTGATCCGACAGGGGCGATGTTAATGCCGTGTCCGCTGACGGTGATAATCCCGATTCCGTCGCCGGATGCCGCGCCACCATTTATAAGCATCCCCTGCCCTGTCGAGCCGCCATCAGACTGTATCCCTGGTCCGCTTCCAAATCCAACCGCATGAATTCCAAGTGAATTTCCGGCGGCGGCTTCTCCGCGAATACCGGCACCCGATATATTTCCGCCAGTTGCATGGATACCGCGTCCGGTTGCTCCGCCTGTCGCAGAGATTCCGTCTGATGTCCCTGAACCAAACGCTTCAATCGCGTTTGAATTTCCACCGCCACCTTCAACTCTAAGTCCGGCGCCTGAAGAGCTTCCGCCGATCGCATATATAGCGCGGCCTGTCGCGCCGGCGGATCCTTTAATAGCACTCCCGCTCCCGTTCCCTGACGCATTGATACCATTTCCATTCGAACCAGAAGACGAGCAAACGAAACCGTCTCCTCCTGAATTGGTGAATGTCACTCCGCCACTGACAGAGAGTGGACCAGTATTTGATCCATTGATGACGAGTCCGTTTGCCGCACCGGCCGCGACTGCTGGAACCGCTCCGCCAATGTCTTTAGCAGTCTGGGCCGTTCCCGATCCTGTGGGACCGACCTTAACCATATTTGCATCAGCCAATCCGGCGGCATCGACAACCAAGGTTCTTCCGGCCGTGGCAGGCTTCAGAGGGGCGCGATTTCGGATTGCGAAATGCCCGACAACTTCACCCACCACTGAAACGCCACCGACCGTTCCGGCAGTAATCACTACCTGGAAGTCTGTAGCCGTAGCGTAGAATGTTCCATCGGTCGAAGTGTCAATGTTGACGTGGTTACAGCCTGTTCGCGCGTCAAAGTCCACAGTCAAAGTTACGCCCGTCGTGCTTTCGGTCGTACTGTTGGACTTGTAGACACTGACCGCCGGAGTTCCAGATAATGTCGTTGGCAACCCGGTCGATCCGCGAGACGTGAACTTAAAATTCACGACTGCTGAGAGGTCGAACTCTCCTAACCACATAACTTATTCCTTCAGTCTTGAACAGCCAGCGAATCGCCGATGGCCTTGTAGAGCGTAGAAATCGCGGCAAAGCATGCAGACAGGTTGTCCCGATGCTGCTTATTGACAGACTCAAGCTGGGTAATACGTACCGCGCTTCGCTGTGCGTCTGCGTGAGAGTCCGCCAAATCAGACCGACATTGCTCAAGCTGCTGACGTTCTACATCAGCAGTGGCAATTCTCGAATTGGCTATCACCAATCCCTGCTCCGCGAGGGCCAGTTTAGCTTTCAGTGCGTCCACCTGAGGATTGAGGACGTCATTCTCCTGCTTCAGTTGAGCTGTCTGATCAGCCCACCATTGAGCATCTTTACCGAGTGTGTCTGCTGCCATAGTCTCCCTTTCTTGATGTTTAACCAATCAATCCGCCGCCAATACCCACAAGTCCAGCTACTCCAGAACTGCCACCGGCATCCTGATGTTGAGCGGCCCCCACATCAGTGTAATCAGCCGTGGTTGCTAACCCTGGAAATGAGTTGGGAATTCCTAACGCTCGTAACAGCGCTCCGCCCCCAGAATTGTTATTCAAGCTGAAGTCACTGCCACTCTTGTTGGTGAATGGATCGGCAGTCAATGTGATGTTGCTGTGCTGGTTGAGCTGATTGTATTGGGTATCCCAATTGACGCCACTATTTCCACCGGCGGCACAATTCCAAAATACAGGATTGTCCACGTTTGAGCCGGCCGTCCCATAACCCTTCCCGGTCGCAGAAACCCCATTCCCGTAAGAGATGCAATTTACCGCCGTCCCGATGGCACCCGTCGTAACGTAGAACCGGAACCCGTCGCGGCCGTTACCGTAGGCCGTGCAGCCGATCATGTTGTGGGTTCCGCTGTCAGCATCCGAGAATCCGTCGCTCGTGGCCCCCGTATTGTTGACAGATATGCACTGGTGAAAGAAGTGCTCGGCATTGACGGCAGAGCCACTGAAGCCCGTTACGGTGTTAGACCATGCTACACAGAATGACGCAGCGCAGGCCGCGAATGCCGCTGTCGTGGTGCATCCCGTCGCGTCACAGAAGTAACACTGGATTGTTGAGAACCCGCCGCCACGGCAATTCTTGACGCTACAGTAATATGCGATCGATTGGGCATTGCTCGACCCACCGATACCGATTGATGACGTATTATTATTACCGTCAACAATAATACATTCCGCGTCCGCGGCCTGTCCCACCGAGATCGTTGTCATGCCGGCCGTAGCGGCCTGCTGTTGAATTGTGGGTCGCCCTGAACCCGTCGGGTTGTCGCCCATCAGAGCGTTGTAGCCAATGATCTGCGTGTGTCCTGTCGCTACTCCGGCAGCCAATGTGCATTTGCCCGCAGCCGTGTTGCTCGTGTTGGACGTTTGACTATAGGCACTCGCATTGAATTTAACGTAGATGTGATTGCCACCGACGTGGTTCTTACCAGCCTGCCCAGTTGTCAACAGACATCCGCCGAGATTAGCTGTGCCTGACGCTCCAGCTCCAGTCGTACACGCTCGGTCTGTCGTAGCCGTCGTGCCCGACGTGCTGATCACCTCGAACAGTCCGGTCGTGAAGTTTGTACCTCCCGTGATGTTGATTAGGTTGCCGACCATGTTGGGGCCGACCGGCTTCGCGGCACTCGTGAACGTCGAGCCAGCGCCGGCGCTTGCCAGGTCTGTGAAAGCATAGGGGCAGGTTCCACACTGAGAATAATCGACTGACCATTTACCAGACGTCGGGGTGCCCACCGTTGCAATCCCGGCGACAGTATTTGCCCCAATTGGTCCGCCCGTCGTGAACACTACCATCGCCCCAACAGCCGCATTGAGGGTGGCCTTGCCCGCAGCGACACTGGTAATTTTCGCCCACAGCCCAGTTACCGTGATCGTCTGACCATTGTAGGTCATGCTCGGCAACGTCCAGCCCGAACCGCCGGTCAGAAATACCCAGTGATTGACGTCTCCCGCCACGAACGTGTAATTGGCCGTACTTATTTCCGGCGTGGTCGTGTTGCCGGTGTTGGTCGTGGTCGTCAGCGTCGCATCGAAGCTGGCGTTCGCTGGGTTGAACCCGCCACCGTTCGTGTCAACTCCTGCGTTCCCATCGGAACCTGCTAAGTTGACTTGATGAATCGTCGCTAAGTTTAGGGCCATTGATTAATTCATCTTGAGGGTATAGTGGTCAATCCGCTCGTCACCGCTGTTGAGATAGAAACCCCGCAGAACATACAGATGCACAATCCCGTTCGCATCCGGCGGGGTAGCGCGCACGTCCTGAATATATCCGATCGTGGGGAAGAAATCAGTAGCGTAAATCAGTGACCAAATTTTTCCAGTTGGCAATCGGTAGGTGCCGTTTTCAACCGCCAGCTCGGCCATGATAACGCCCTTCCCGCCGGGGAAGTTGCCGCGCCCAATTCCATAAACCTTGCCATTCCACTGGAACACGTTATTCCACCACTGCACCGAATCATATCCGGCCGGGAACGGTGAGGCTGAATCAAGCTCCTCGACATCCGCCGCTGCGTTCCACATTTTTCCGTCGGACGAAACATTGCAGCGGTACAGTAATGTCGCATCGTAGGTGTAATGGTACGACACCCATGCGGACGGGTTATTCGGAAGTTCGCCGGGGGCAAGGACGCAGGCGTACCCGGTATGGCCTACGGCGGATAAATTCCCACTGGCGGGGAATGCCGGATTGACAACCCCGCGACTTGTCCAGGTAACGAGGTCCGACGAATCGAACATAACCCCCTCTTGCGTAGGGCCGGAAAGTCCCGTTCCATAGGGGCCGCCGCTGGCCGTTTCGAGATGCACGTAGATCCGCACCTTCTGATTGACCGCATCCCAGCACAGCATGGCCGCTTCAATGTCGATATAATTCCTGTCTGGGAAAGTATCGGCACTACAATGGGCCGTACCAATACCGGGGACAGCCATCGTCCACGAAGTCGGTACAATTCCGGGGTCGGACGAGAATCCCAGGTAGACGCCCTTACCATTCGTCGCAGGATGGTCCGTCGTGTAAATCCAAATGTAGTTGCCGAACGTCGCTGCAAGGCTGGGACTCCAGGCCGCTAGGTTTCGACAACTCATCCAGTACAATCCTGCCGTCCCGGTCTGCGCCGTCATAACGAGATTCGCCGTCACAAGGGTAAGGGCAGAGAATGGCGCGGGTCCACAGTCGCGCGGCGCGGCGAGTAGCGATGGGCTGAATGTCAACGGCGTTCCCGCGTTGTGCAAAACTTGGATCTGCGCATCGGTCAGGGCGTCGTGGTAGAACGACGTCTCGTACATCTTCCCCTGCAACGGATCAAGGTGTCCGCCGCCCACAAAATATCCCTGCGTCGATGTAACCGACCGGCGCCCGACCGATGACGCCGATTCTACCCGCGTCAACGTGCCGTTATCTGCCACAACGACGATGAACAATTTGCCCGTTAGGACATTCCAGCCGGCCGCAACGGAATAGTTGTGACCGGCCTGGGCTACCACGGGACACGTAACGGTCGATCGAACCCCGGTCCTCGCGGCAACGGAAGAAAGAATAAATTTCTTCGTACCGCCGTCCAGATATAGCTTCCAGCTTAGGTTGACATTACGACCCGCCAACGTAACGGACGAATTCGGCAACGTATCCCACCCAACCCGCGCGAAGAAAGTCCACGAACCGTTTGCGCCTTGGAATATCGCCCCGTCCACCGTGGCGCTTAGAGAATGCGCATTCAACATTGGGATAGCCGCGCCATTATTCCCCGGCACGTTCCCGTTATCCTTAAGATTGATCTGCGCCGGGTGAAGTGCGGGTAGCGGCGACAATGACCCCAATCGTGGGACATTGGCCGTTCCGTCCGAAACCTCGTCCAACGCCCACCATTCCACCAGATCGGTAAGCGGTCCAGTAGGTGGAGGGGGATTCGGATTTGTCAAAACAACATATCCAGTCTTAACCTTCGCATTACTTCCCCAGGCGTTATTCGCCGTCAACTTCACATCGAACGTACCCGCCGCCGCATATTCCCTGACGGGGTTCTGTACCGTATCGGTCCCGCCGTCCCCGAAGTCCCAGGCCCACCCCGTAGGGGAGCCAGTCGAAAGATCGTTGAACTGAACAGAAAATGGAACAATTCCAGAAAGCGGGGCGCCTACGAAATCAGTCACAGGTGGAGGTGGGGAATTGACCGTGATCTGAACCGACGACCCGGCGGGGATGTCTACTCCGGGAATCTCATTGATGGACAGAGTTCCCCCCACCGGAATATCCGTAGAGATGGGATCGGTCTTAGTGTAGAGGATAGTCATCAATGTTCCTTAATGATGTTTCACGATTGATGCCGCAGTTCCGGCAGGTGCTGATTAAGCAGTCGCCGATGTTTGTCAGCACATTCTTCTGTGCAGTAATCGAATCTCTTTCGTTCGGCGTAAAATATCGTCAGTTCGGGATTCGCTCTCTCGACGCATCCGGGAGAACTGCACCATCTGATTCGCGTGTCTTGTCGCAGAAGATCCATCGTTCTGCCCTCCACGATTGCTATTCACAAAACTCGCCGCCGTGCAATAAAATGTCCGGGACGCTTCGAATGTCACGTCTCACGGTGTTCGATAAGGAACTCATTTCCTAAGCGCCCGGACGCTCCGTCGTGGCTCCTACGGTGTCACGTTCGCGTTCAATGCCGCGTCGATCTTTGCCTTATTGGCTTCGGCGCCTGCAAAGACGGCGTCTACCTTGGCTTGAACTGCCGGCGGCAAAGTGGTGCCCGCCAGTGCGTCGGCGACCTGCTGTTTCAGTCCTGCGATCAAAGTCGAAAGACTGTCCAGCTTCGTCGATTCATCCGTAACGTCCTGAAGAACTTCGTCGAGACTCGCCATAATTGTCTTTCCTTGATGCAAAAGTTGATTGAGAAGCCCGATGATCTGGGCGTGTTTCCCGTCATCCACAAAACGAACATTCAGGTCGATTGTCACATATTCACTCCTTCCGGTCGGTTGTCATGGCCCGGTTGATTTATGTCGCCCCCATTGCCGCGAGCATCTGTGGGTTTTCTTTTAGATCCAGTTCGAGATAGTGAGAAAACAAAGCAGACGCTATCCCCATCGCCAGCCCAAATGGCCCCGTGAAAATGAACAGAACCACGGCAGCAATGATCGTCATCCACGACATTTGAAACTGGCTCCCCACATCTCCCATGACCGCCTTCCTGAATTTCTTTTCCTGTTTCCGCTGCATCCGCGGCTTGCCGCCAATTCCGACTGCGAACTGCGGCCTGAGTCGCCTGTAACTGTCATCAACCATCGCCGCAATGTCGTCATGCGTGTACGTCTTGCCTTGGTAGTAAACGGTGTCCGAAGTGTCGAATCCGGCATCCTTCAGTGCTGACTGATATGTCGGGCTACCGATCGCCGTTGCGAGCATAGCGCTTGGCATCATCAATCCCTCCCATCCTCTTTCCATATCTCCCACGCCGCAAACATAACAACTATCGTCGCCAAGATTGAGACTGCCCATCCGGCCTCGCTCATCACGCATCCCCGAACGACAGGTTGACTTTCTCGTGAAACGCAATCAGTCCAAACGGCCCGACAGTACCGGACGCAAATGTCGCTTCCGGGGTTATGTCAAAACCGCTCACCTTGGCATGCACGCCCGGCTTGAACTCAACAGTCACGACTGAATCGAGCGTTACTGAATACCCCGCATCCGTCTTGGCCAGCGTCCCCGAAAGCGCCGGTCCATACTGCAACTGCTTGCCGTCGATGAGCACTTTCTTGCGCGTGCTGACCGGCAGCGTGAATGGCACTGGATCGCAGTAGGACTCAATGAATTCGAAGGCGGTCACAGTTTGTACCCCTTGAACAACACTTCCGGCCTCTGCTCCGCTGCGATTTGCTCTTGCTTATCTTGCAGCAGGAACCACGCTGTATTGATCGTGGCGCGAAGCCCCTTGCCGGAGCTTCCGTTGCGGTTGATCTCGTTCATGTCGAGCCACTTCTGGGCGAAGAATTTGTAGCGTTCCAGGTTGCTCACGGTTGATTGGACTCACCTTCTCTGTCCGAGTTGCCGGCGTATCGCATTGCACATAGCACAATGTGGCGAGTTACATACAGGCTGGTTGTAAACCATGCCCTGCCAGACGGCTCCCTGCTGCTGCGCCATAGCCGTCTGAACTTGACGCCGATAGAACCATGTGTCTCCGTTCTTCGTGCAATTCAGTCCGGGAGGCTGATGGAGGTAACTGGCGAATGCCTTGAAACTTTCCAATCTCGGTTTCAGCCTGGCGAGGACGCTGGGATACAGGTATGCCACCGCCACGTCCCCAGAAACCGGAACAGTCCCGGCGTCTCCTTCCAGGATCGTAATCAGGTTGTCGAGACCCAGATTCCTTACTCGCTCGCGTGCGGCACTGGCCCTTTGGGGATCAATCTCGATACCGACACATTTGCATCCCCAGCGTTCAGCCGCCGCAACGCACCAACGGGCATCGTATCCACAGCCAAAGTCAACGAAGGCAATTTCTGGTTTTGGAAGCAGTCCGATTACCCGGACTACCTCGGACATCGGCGTGTGCGCAGCCTCTCCGGTTGCGAGTGGGACGCTGGATTGAGCTATGCTTCCGGCAGAGTTTTTGTAGATATCGGAAAATGCACTCAACCCAGGCCATCCAATGGAAAAGTGTCCATCATTCTCTCCGACGAATCGCCACCAAAAGATGGGATAACCGCCAGCATTTTTCACCCAATCTGGAAACTTCGATTCATCAGAATTCCAGCGAAAATCGAAATTCTTACTAGATACTGTTTCATTCTTGGCACCGGGGCATGCGCTGCACCACGGAGGGCCAAATGCCAAAACAACCGGCGGCACGGATGGACCGTCGGAGCCACCCTGACGTTCCGCTCGCGTGTCGCCGGGTTTCGGCGGATCGGGAACGACTACCTCGGGTGGCTCAGGTGGTTCGACTACTTCAATAGGTGTCGGAATCGGAGGATTCTCGAATGTAAACCCATCAGGGCTGGCCGTGAGCATGGGCGAAGGCTCGACGCAGCCAGAGCACAGGATGACGAAAGCGGCGATGGGGAGTAGGATTTTCATCCGAACATCTCTCCCCACGAAGTTATTTTTCGGTATCCGTAGCTCTGCAAATCGCTGATGCCGATGAGCGTTGCGCCGTGAGCGCCCCAATAGTCAACGACCTCGGGAGCAACCATGCACCATCCGCCGTCTCCCCAGGCAGAACTGTGCGAGTTTTCAAGGTCCAGGTCGCCGGCATCGTTGTACCCTTCGAGCACCATTGCATGACCGCCGAGAAGCTGACCGCCGAGAGTCTGCTTCGTCATTCGCTTTCCAGCGTTTCGCATTCCCATTGTCCAATCGACGCCAATCAGAACTACTCCGACGCCCGAAGAAATCCATTTCAGGCAGTCGGCATAGCCCTTCATTATCGAGTGCGAATTGATGAGATGTGCCTTGCCCTCGATTTCCGCGGCTGGCGGTATCTGTGTGACGTATCTTCCAGGATAAGGGAAACTGGCTTCGCGGCAGATGCCGGTCGTCTGGCTGGCCTTCAATGAGCCGTCAATCGTCGCCCCTTGGTCTCTGCCGAGCAGCCCGCACGCTTTCTGGTTTTCGAGGTAACAGTACATCTCCGAGAAGCGTTCGACCATTCCGCCCGTAGCAATCCAGTTCAGAATTTCTTCGCCGGATGCACGCGAGAAACCGGAACACGACCCAACCTGTCCCTGATTCTTGGCTGGGGCTCGCCATGCCCGATGGCTAATCGAGGCTGGCGCGGAGAACGTCTGTTCCGGCAATACGAAAGGCTTCGACGTCGCAATGAGGCTTGCAAAATCCTCAAGATCGCGGCGGTATCCAAGTCCAAATTCGCTCACTTGCCGCTCGCTTTCTTCAGTCCGGCAGCCATTGCCCGGTACGCCTTCGAAGTGTCTGCTGCACTCAAATCTTTGCCCGGTGGCACATCCTGGTCCATGCGTTGCCCGAGCCTGACGTTGAATAGAGAATTTCTAAGCGCAGCCGATGACGCCTTGAATGATTCAGTGACTTGCGACTGCGCCTTATATTTCCCGGAGTCCAAGTCTTTCGCAGTCGATTCGCACAGATCAGCCATGCCTGCTAGGTAGTCGCGCCCGGTCTGTTCGGCGACAGCTTCAAGTGTCGTGCCGACAACAGGCTGCGGCTTCGCTGCGTCTGGCTGCACAATCAAATCGCAGCCGGTGATCAGCAGGACGCACGCGATTATCGGAATGCGGAAATTATTCACCGTACATCTCCTTCCGCACCCAATCGGGAATGTCGTTTGGATTCCTTCGCAGAGCACATACAAAATTCATGCCGCCGAGAAAAGCGCACCACAAACAAAATACTGGACTCGTGTCACGAAACATCAACACGGCAGCCACGCATAGTCCTGTGAAAAATCCGTGGATCATCGAGAGGTCTCCTTGTGAGAAGCCTTATGTTTGCCGTGCTTATGCTTCTCGTGGTGGCGCACCTTAGTAACCGGGGCATCATCGACGACCGAATACGTCGAGTAATCCGAGTAAGTCGGCATGCTTCTATACACAACCGGCGGCGCATCCTGAACCGGCGCAGGATCGGCGGGCGCGGCGACAGGCGCTTGCGCTGCCGGCGGCGGCACATAGTAACCGACCTGCGGAGCGACGGAATACGTCACGACAGGCGAGCGGTAAACGCGATATGTGCGATAAGTCGGTCCATACGAATACGACCGGCCATAGGTCATGTTGTATCCGCTGCCGCCGTAGTTGTGGATGACCGTCCGGTTGGACTCACCGAACAGCAGCCCGGCGAACGCGGGGCATGGGAGCAGAAAAAGGCAGAGTGCGAGAATGTATCTCATGCTGTGTTCCTTGTGTCTGGAGCAATGTCCGGTCGAGTCCGGTTCTTACGTGCTTTGATGAGGACGTTCAAGCCGTCAAATTCCGCGTCCGATGCACCGGCCGTAACGAGTGCCGAATGAGTCACGTCGTATTGGTGCAAGACGGGATCAACGCCAGTGGGCGCCACAGACGGTGCCGACGCCGCCGCTCGATGATTCGAGACGACACCGGCTGCGCCAGCGATCAACGCCACGCCCGATAGGGCACCGACACCAAGCACGTTCGTTGCCTGTTGCGACACAGAGTCCGTTCCTGGCTTGTGGGCGAGAGCGTCGGCATGTGCTCCCGCTGCATGAACTCCCGCGAGCAGAGAGACGATGAAACTGATGATCGGCCATGCAACGCGGAGAAAGCCGACGATGGATGCAAAGCTCATTACGGGCCTGCGCTTTCCATCGCGTGCAGCGTTGCGACCAGCTCCCCCGCTTCTGCCGCCGGTACGCCCGCCCCCTCAAGAGCAAGAATGAACTTGATGGCCCGGTGCGCCTCGGCCTCGAACTTGGCGACGTTCGGCAGGTATTGACCAAGGAACGTCATGAAGCCGGCATTGGCCTCGCCCTTGGTGAAAACCGTGTCGAGAAACGTGAGTAAGGCGTTCGATTTTCCGATCAGAATCGTAACGTACTGTTTCAGCTTGTCGATATCGAGTGGTGGCATGTGTGGCTCCTGTGTTAGTGATACGCTTCCTCGTGACTGTGAATCGACTCTGACGCGGCCTTCGCCTTGAATTCAGAAAGCGCGTCCCGTGCGTGCTTCGCTAATGCCTTGTGTCCCGCTTCGTTCGTGATGACCGCCAGCGTTTCAGTGACGGTCGCATTGATTTCGAGATGCGTCTTTTCGGAACTGCCTACTCGGCTATCAATAGACTTCAAGTCGCTGTCGCCTGATGCTCCAAGTTCGTTTATCCGTCTGTGCAGGTTTGCCAGATTCTTCGCGCTCTCTTCAGACGCGACGTCGATCTTCCCGCTGCACCGCTCGAAGAACGCCGCGTTCATAAGAGCTGATCCCAGCAGCACCGCAATCGCGGCCAGCCAGAGTTCGTAATTGATCGTTGCGAGGATCATGATGGAAGTTGATTCTGATTCTTCATGTGGTTTTCATACATATCTTTTGATGCATCAGCCCTGGCCCTGTCTCCTTCGTCGCCTGTCGCCTTAGCCTTGAATTCTGAATCCTCTGCTGCCGACTTGAGAAGCGGTGCCAGACCCCCATTGACAAGATTGTGCGTTGCCTGTCCCAGTTCGTGATTCGCAGCACCAATCTCTGCAAGTCCTTCGAGCTTTTCATCAGTTTCTTCGCGCTGCTCTTTATTGGTTTTCTCTTGTATTTTCAGTGTTTCCTTAACCTCTTTGACGGCAGTTGCAGCATTATCTGAAGCCGTTGCGGCAGTCTTTGCCTGAGCGTTCAGTCTGGCCATCAGGTAAGTCAGCACGCCGCTAATGAGGGTCGCAATGCACCCGGTTATCAGCGTGGCGATTTGCACGGCATCGGATGTTTCGGCCAGTATTTCCATCACAGCCCTGGAGGTTCCGGTTTCGCGTCCGCTGCTTTTTGCTCGACGACAACCTTAGCGGCTTCGACGGCTGCCACGGGAATCGCCTGCGTGGCCTCAACATTCTTCTCGGCGGCGACCTTGACCTGCGCCGTCTCGGCAGTGTTCAGATCAACCTTGGCGGCGACGTTCGAAAGTCCGTCGGCAACCTCCGTCTTCAGTTCCTTCGCGTGCTTGACCTGCTGCTCCCCGTTCTCAACGATTGCCGAAGTGTTCGTGTGTGTCAGCCACCCGAGAACGGCTACTGCGAATGCCAGAAACAGTTTGTCCCAGATGTAGGACGGGATGCCCAACCACTTCTTGTCGTCCATTGTGGCTCCTATAAATTGGTTCGTCACCAAGCGATTGAAAGCAAGAATTTGATGGCCACGATCCCTACGAAACACGCGACAATAATCCAGAAAATCGTCACAATAAATGTCGGTATCTCAACCCCCATCTGACGCAGCACAACGAACATGATTCCGGCGACGGCGCCGATCAGGATAATGATGATTGCCCAGTGAGCGATTGATCCGGCCATTCCGGCTTGAGCGAGAAGCGACAACATGACGCACGCGGCTTTCTAGAGTGAGGGCTGGCATCCCTGCGCGGTGTATTGTGACTTCATGCTGCCGAGTGCTGCATTCGTCGTTGTCAACGCAGCCTGCACACCGGCAAGAGTTTCGAGTTCATTCAGTATGTTCGTCCATTCGGAAATCAGTGCAGACGGGACTGGCGCGAGCGTGTTCAGATAGGTGATCCGTGCCTGAACTCCGCTGATCGTTGGCGGCGGTCCTGGTGGCAGTGTGCCGCCCTTGTTGTCATCAATGATCGCATTCGTAAAGTCAGAACCGATCTCCGCCTGGTCGTCAATGACGTCCTGATTCAGCGTATCGGACTGTGCCGTCAAATCGGCAATCTGCTCTCTAAGCTGGTCGCAAGTCATTTACCATCCTCTGGAATTCCCATGCGATTCGTGATTTGATCCAGCTTGATTTCGATTCTCTTGTTCTGCGCCAAAGTCAGCGCCGAGACCTTGACAGACTCCTGAGAGATAACGACCAACGACTTGCTGATTTCCGACTGATTTTCAATGTACTTCGTGAGTGAGTTGACAACTGGTATGACGACGTTCGTTCCGACCCACGGCAGCATGACGAGCACGGCCGGCGCCACGATAACGCAAAACGCCGTGATTCTTCCGCACTTGTTCACCAGATACGCAACATCAATCGCCTTCTGGCTCGGAAGACTTGGAAATTTATCAGTGGTCTCATGTGGTGTCTTCCTGCGTGGTGGGGACACCTCGACCTCCTTCGTGGATAAGCGCGATTCCCTCTGATGTGGAGGTGTAGGGTCATTCGCGGTCACGAGAGTTTCATCCCCGTTTAGCGAAATGCCGTCCATTTGTTTCGATTCTCGTAAAGTCATGGCGGCATTCCGGTCGAGGTATTCGATTAGCGGCAATGCCCGGTTTGTTCGGGTGTCGTCGTAGGTCCGGCCGTCAGTTAGCCCTGGCGGTCGGGCCGGTGTTTTCAGGTGATTCGATTCCTTTTGGCGTAATGTGTTCTGACTGATAATTCGCGCTGTTCGTTTTGTGTCAGAGGTTTTCCGTTCCACAGGTTCTGATTGGCATCGGATCGTCTGCACAATTCGGCCATCCGTCGTGGCTTGGAAGTGTGCGTCGAACCGCGCTCGCAGGGGCCATCGTCGTCGTCATCCTCTTCCAAATCCTCATCCGGCCCAAATCGATAAAGACTGGCTCGGGATGCGGCGAGTTCTGAGGCGGTGACTGGCATGGATGCTATCCAACGAAAAACGGTCGAGGGATTAGCGGGGAGTCACTCAAAAGAATGAATCTCCGCCAACCCCCCGACCGCGATGCTTTACTGTCACACCCGTTGGATGCCGGGGCAGGATTGGTGCCGTTACTTTATCGTTGCCTCAGTCAATGTGTCAACATCATAAATTGTCAAAACGCATTGCCTGGACGCCTTTACGATCTTGTCCCCAATGCGGATTGGCTCCTGCTTTTTGGCCTTGATCTTCGCCGGACGCTTCCGTGGCTTCCTGTTCGGCTTCCGTGTAAGCATCGTGAGTCCCTTCGTGTCGCGTGCGATGTGATTCCCTGTTATTGCGTTTTCAGCGTTTTAGCCCCAATATGAAACCAGCCACCAGCCCGGTTTCTGGCCCGGCGGCGGCTCAATGCCCAGTTCCTTGCAGAACTTTTCCAGCTTCCCGTCCCAGTCGTCACCGGCCTTTGGCCATGCGTCAATGCGTGCTGGGTATCCACGTCTCGCGAACAAACCGGAATCCGCGATCTCGATGTAGGGAATCATGCAGTCTTGGCTGCAATGGTGATTGATCTCGCATCCCAATTCTTGCTCAATCGACTTTTTGAGATGGGCCCAGGCGTCAATGGCGGCTCGATTCTCGGCCATCCATTTGTCGCCAATGGCGTTCCGCTCTTTTCCATAAGGGGCGGCGTCGCACTCCGCTTCGGGGTAAGAATCCCAGGGGGATTTGTGGCCCCGCTTTCTGGCGACAACATCCACCCATTCCGAGTCGTTGAGTTCGTCGTCGCTTTCGCCATCCGGGTCGAACAGGTCGATCTCGTCGTCCCAGCAGTAGCCGTAGAACAGAATAGCGTTCGTCGAAACTCCCATTTGGTTATCCCTCCTATCGCGTTTTGCGGCCGTTTTTTGGGTGGAGAATGACGTGGGTTATTCGGTTTTCTACCGCCCTCGAATGAGTATAAAGGCTTCTTCGAGCGACGTTACTTTAGTCGAAAAAAGAAGGCTCCCTTCGATGAACGCACGCACAATCCACCAACCTTTCTGGTGGTCGTCTTGCTCGATTTCATACTTCACGACTGAACCTCATTTAGTTGTGATTTAAGACGCTAAGGCGCATCCGCAGCCGCCCCATTCTTCCGAACCAAAGCACTCCCCGGCCTCGATACGTTCCCGCAGCATTGTCAACGTGAGCGGTTTCTTTTGGTACTGACACAGTTGAAGCAGAACGGAAATTGATGGAATAAAAAATGCACGATCGACCTTACTTCTTTCGCCTCTTGCGTTTGCCAGCCTTGATTGCCGCGTCCACGTCGGCTTTCGGCACGCTCACGACCTGTCGCAACAAACTCTTGAACTTTCCCATGCCTTTCGGCTTTGGCGTTTCCTTGGCCATGCTCGCAATCCTTTTACTTGAGTCCCATGAATCCGCTGTCGCCAATTGCGGCCAGACGGCGATACGTCAAACGCTTCCCGACAACGCCGCGCAGGACCAACAGGAACCGCATGGCGTCGTTGACTTCCCTCTCGTTCCAGCGGAACGCCTGTTCGGTCGTGTAGCGATGCAAATGGTACGGCTCGACGTGAGTCCAGGTTCCTTTGAGCGACCTGTTCAGGAGCGACCAGAAGCATTCCAGGGTATTCGTGTGGGCGCGGCCCTTGACGTATTCCCCGATGCCGTGGTTGACGGTTTCGTGGACGTACTGGCTGAGCAAGCCCAGATAGGCCAACGCCTCGTCCGTATACAGGTGCGATCCTTTCTCGACGTTCATCAGGACATTGCCTTGCAACACGTCCGCGGATGCGGACGGCACAACGAAAGTCTTGATTCGTCCGTCGCGTTCGACGAGTCCCTGAACCGGAGTTTTACCGACCGACCCGCGACCCCTGATTTTGGCTTCACGTTTTGCCTTGTGCATGTTCTTCGCGGCCCCACCGATGAACGTCTCGTCCGATTCGACTTCACCGGCCAGCTTGGCGAACGAACCGACTTCCATCGCTTTGCGGATGCGATGGGTCATGAACCACGCCGTAGCCTGCGTCACGTCGAGCGCTCTGCCGAGTTCGTGAGACGAGATTCCATTCTTGCAATTGGCCACGCACCACAACGCGACAAACCACTTATCAAGCCCCAAGGGGCTATCCTCAAAGATCGTTCCGACCTTGAAGCTGAATTGCCGCTTGCACGCTCGCACGTTGCATTGCATCTTGCGACGGCCTTTGACCGGCGACACGGATTCACCGCCGCACTTCGGACAGACGATCTTGCCGGACGGCCATTTGACTTCCTTCATCAGTTCGTCGCACTTGTCCAAGTCAGAGAAGTAGCGGACGGCTTCGAGCAGAGATTTAGGGAGTTCTTCGATCATGATGAATCCTCAAGTGATTGGCCTCTACCAAGTCTCAAATTCGCCGCCGTGAACATCCTCGGGAAATTCCCTCTGCCCATCATCAACTTTGCCGCCCTTGAGCGGGTGTCGATCATTCTTGGTGACAGTGGCCAGGACTACGCGGAATGGTCCCGGCGATCTTTCGGAGTTCCTGAATCCAGTCACCGTCACGCGCTCGCGATATGTCACGTCCGTTTCGGGGAGAATGATTTTGCTTCCAACTTTAAGGGATCGTCCATTGATGAGTTTCATGTTTTGTTCCTAAAGCCTGCGCCCGGCTTTTCGGCTTTCGCCGGGAGTGTGACTAGCACGCCACCGGGCGCAGGGGAGTCGGGAATTATTCTTGAACGAACTGGCTCACGTCTTTTGCCTTCCGAATCAATTCGCCGATGCGCTGTTGGAGATCGGAAAAACTTCGCGGCCCGGCTGCATACGCCAACTGGGAACCCGCGACCTCTAGCAGTTCAAGCATTTCGGGAGCGACTGCGATCAATGCCGCATTCGCCTTTGCTTCCTCGGAATCGGCGTCATCCGCTGACACTTCGGCAATCAGAATCGTTTCGTCCTGATTCCAAATGTAGATGTTGCCGGAATCGGACAGCGGAAATTCTCCATACTTCCACGGGCCTTGAGTTGGTTCATTCATCGCCGCGGCGCTCCTTTCGCCAACTGCAACGCATTCTTGGCAATCGCCAGCAAATCGCCGATGGAATGTTCGGAAGTGTACGTATTGAACTCCCCGTTGTCGGAGAACGAGTCAATGAAGTTCTCCAGTGCGTCGAACATGTCCGGCGCGGCAGAGATCAACGTGGCGTTCGCCTCCGCTTCGGGGTCGTGCCCTCCGGCATATGGAACTCTGGCAACGACCTTTGCGCCCGGCTTGCCGTCTTTGAATACATACACGTCAATCGAAGGCTGATCCGCATCCCCTCTCTTCCACTTACCTTCCGTCCATCGCTTGCGTCTCATAAAAATCTCCCGAGCCAGTCACGGCTCACTCCGACTTTGCCAGTCGGCGGCTTGCGGGTTTGTCCCACGTATGAACCAATTTTACAGGTGTCCCCGTTCTGCGTCAACCATATAATCAGAGACGGTATGTCTTTTTATGAAAGTTCTGCTTCAACTGTGTCAGTACCTTTCTTTTCTCCGTCCCCACGCCGATCGCTCATCATCGAATAATCCCCAACGAGTGACCGTAGCCGGTTTTCCCACCATTCATGCCACGCGAATCGAGCCGGCCAGATTCGGTACAGGTGGGCGAAATGAGCCTGGCCGGCCTTGCAGCAGAACCCGCCGCAGTTGTTATGTGGAAAGCCCATGCCATAGGCTCTCGGCGGCGCGATCCCCTCGCGTGTCATCCACGCAATAACACCTTCCTTTGACAAATACGGCTTGTCGCACAACGGGGCCTCGTACAGCCACGGCTTGACCAGCGGCAACATCCGGTCAAGCCTGTGCCGTTCCATCGCGTCGATACCGACGTAGCAGACCGTGGCGTCTGGCGTGCAATTTTTGTCGCGCCAAACGTCCATGAATTCGCGCTTCAGTTCGCGGGAGCATGGGTCGGTGAGTGAGTTGCCGATGAATCGAACTTCCTCGAAAACTTCCCACGGATGCCGGCCGTCCGCGATCCACGTCAGTCCTGGAATTGCGGTCATTGCGTCGGCCCGAATACTGGACAGCAGCGACTTCCGTTTCAGGCAATGCGGATCGTCGATTGACAATTCGGGCAGCATCAGGCATCGCTCTGGCAGCGACCGCAAATAGTTCGCCCCGAAGATGTTCGCGGCCCCCTCGATCAAGAATCGGTAGGTATCCTGGTCCTCGATGATCGTGTCCGAAAACAGTAGTGTGATTTGGCGCAACGGTACGCTTTCGGCCAGCCGTTTTGCAGCCGCCCAGCTTCCCCCGCCGCCCGAAAACCAGACGACATGCCGTATGTCGTCTGGTTGGCACGGAAAGAGCCCGCATGTCGTCAGGTTTTCGATTGCGTCGCAAATCACAAATAATCCTCAGTCAGTAAGTTGTCTCGAATTTCCAGAACCGATAAACGAGCCACGGCCCCAGCGGAAGCAGGACGCACGTCAGCAGAAAGTGAACCGGTCCCGGAAGCTGTTTGGCCCAGTCCGCATCGCCCCTCGTGTGCGCCAGCCGGCACTTCTGGCCTACGAATGGGAGATTCCACGACAGTTCCTCAAACCAACAGACGAGCGGCAGCCAGAAACCGCCAGTAGTTGCGCCGTTGATGAAGCACTCCAGCCCATAGTACAGCCACCACGCGACCAGGCCGAAGCACAGGAACGCAATATCAAGCACCATCTAATTTCCCCTCATTGCGAATTTGTGGTTTCTGGTACGGAGTTATCCGTCATTTCGGCCAGACGGACGCGGATCGCGGCCTCAAGTCGCCAGCGAATGCGGGCAACCAACGGCTCGCGGTCTATCGGCCAAACGACGACGAGTCGCCCACGCGGCGGTTTCGTGCTTTCCCATCCCGCCAGCAGTTCGATAATCGCGTCGGCAATTGCTTCCGCGGTCCCCTTTTTGCATTCGGCGATCCCTTGAAGGTCTCGCTGCCATTGTGCTTTCCAGGCATCGCGCTCGGCCGTCAGGCTCTTGATCTGGCAATCCCAGCAGTCGTCCTCTCCGTCGCTGAAGTCCCTGCCATCGGGCACGTAGACGTCGCAGCCGCAGGTTTTGCAGAATGGCATTGGCTGTCTCCCCTTATTTAGCGTTTTGTGTCGCGGCCGTTCAGCCAGCCGCAGATATAGGCACTCGTAACCATTGCGTCGGTGGGCAGCAGCTTGCCCGTATCGACAGGCTCAATCCAACCGTCATAGGCACCGCAGCGGCCGCGAAACACTGTCACTCTGACGAACGATGGGTGCCGCTGTTTCTCCCAGGCGTCGAGTTGCCAGTCGTGAAGTCCGTAGGCGGTCGGCGGAATCGTCTCGTTCGGCGTTGAGATCAACATGGCTTACTGACTCTTTCTTAGTTGGCGTTCAGTTCTTTTTGTGCGTCCAGAGAATCGAGCGTCCGAACCTTTTGCCTGTTACGACGCCGCGTCTCTCCATCGCCCTCAGCCGATTGTTCATGGCAGTTGGCTCGCAACCAGCGATTCCAGCCAGTGCCGCGCCGTTGCGTCCTGGATGGAGAATCACAAGATTGAGCGTCTCGGCATACACGCCGGTCAATTCAATCGAACCGGAGCCACCGCAATGAGTGCATTCGACGAAGGCTTTCATCAGTCGTCTCCGTATCCGTCGTCAACCAGATCATCGTCATAGGACAGCGCATGCTGTCTTGGCTGAATCTCCAGTTCGATCGTCGGCAGCGGGTCGAGGTTCTTGGCCAGCCTCGCCACCGTTGCCGCATCGACCAGAGTTATTCGGTAGATCGAAGCCGGGTTGATCATCTGGGTCACAAACCCGCCCTCGACGGGAATGTCGAGTTGCAGCAGCCCGGCAATGCCTTGCGACAGCTTGCCGACCAGCTTCTTATAGCCCATCATTTCGACAATCGCGTACTGGGCCGTCTTTAACTCGCCCCGCGACTCGCTTGGCTGGGCACCCGCAAAGGCAGCAGCACCCGAGATCGCGCCGCCAAGAAATCCACGTCGATCCATGATCTTCCTTTCAAAATGACGTACTGACCAAAACTTAGTTGTGATTCTCAACACGAGCAAGAAAAGATACTTCCGCGATCACCTTCCTCGACCTTGCGACCCGTGACTATTTCATAGGCCGTCCAGAATCGCTCCTCTTTCTCGCCATAGAGTCCCATGCCTTCCCATCGACCGCCTTCGATCATGTAATCGCCAGTGGTGTGAAACCGATGCGCGGCTTCGAGAATCTCCTCGTAGGACAGGCCGTATTCGTCTGCAAATCCACGAATAACATCAATCGACGCGGATATGTCGATCGTGTTCTCTACGGGAAATGCAGAATGCTGCCAGTGGTGGCGCATGCCAGTGACGCTGCCGGGATACAAACAGATAAAGAACTTGTCGTTCGGCGCTACGTCGCGTCTAAGAAATGGGTCAACGATTCCGACTGAAGTCTCACCTTCACCGACCGCGGCGACGAGATCAGTTTTGCCAGGGACGAACCTAACCTTTTGCCCAGGCTTCAGGGTTTCGGACGCTTCGACTGGCGCAATTGCGACGTGAACAGCGTCACGGTTCTGCGGCGACAATATCAGTTTTCCAAGCGGAACATCACTCATGATTTGCTTCCTTTCAAAAACTGGTTAACTCCGGTCCCAGGTAAAAGAACTAAACGTTAGGCCGTGACCTCTTCGTTGATCTCTTCGTGCCGTGGGCCACCGAAGGCCCCGGCTTTCCACATTGCGATTCTCTCGCCCACAACCTTAGCCACGGCCTCGGCTGTGCTGGCCCTGACTTCGAGCCTGCCGCCCTTGCCGTGGTGACATGGAGCCCGTACGTATCTGACCAGCGGGCGCACCGGCGGAGGACTGCCATAGCCGCCGACCGGGAAATCGCAATGCAATCGAATATCTCCCGACTTGATCGTGCCATCGTCGAGAAGCTCGACGTGCTGCGAATACTGGCGTTCCTTTTCGGGTTTCGCTCCTGGCACAATGACAGGCAGGCTTTCGAGCCTGGCCGTCCTGTACCAGCCGTCTTCGTCGTTATGCAGGGCCGCAATCCACGCCTCTGCCGTCGCCTTGTCTTCGCACACAGCCAAGACTTGGTAATCCGAGTATTCCCCGCTTGAAATGCAGAAAACTTCCTTCATGGTCTCTCCCTCGGTAAACTGATAAACGGTTCTTCGGTGTCCGCTGGTTTTGACGTGTGAGTTAGTGCGTTCTCACTACCAAAATCACAATGGTTATTGCTGCTGCGAACAGAACCCCCATTGAAAACAGTCCGCAGAGCAGGCACATCAGCTTCGTGTTGTCGTTCATGCCACGCTTTCTATGATTCGACCGCTGCTTCAACGTCCAAAAACGCCCCTATGAACTCGGCCGCGACCTGCGGGACGATAGCGTTACCGTAGCCGCGCAGTCGTCCCACTCGATTGGGAACCCCATGAGCCAGCGGGGATGTGCCGGATTCAACACGCCGCGCTTTTCCATCTCGGCAGGGGATGAGGTCGAAGTCGGACCAGGGACTTGATGTGCAACCTGGTTCGGTAGCTGCTCCCCCTTCTTGCCGCCCCCGCGTTCCGCATAGCTCTTGAGATTCGGCCCGCGGTAGTCCCTGGCTGCCGGGGTCGCCCACCCGCCGCAGAGAACGGCAACATCGTCCAGATTCGCACTCCGTTTCGGCAGTCCGTCCCGATGTTGATAGATTCTCTTCAAGGCTGCTTCCGGCGTCAGTGTTCCATGATGACTGCTGTCTGGCGTCGGCCATCCGGCAAGTACAGCGGCAGTCTGAAGCGTGAAATGTTCCCCCACATTCCCCAGCGGATTCGGGCCGCCACTCGCGTTCTGAACCGCCGGAGTGGGCCACCCAGTAGAGCCGCTGCCTGACATGCGGTGCGCCGACGCTGTGTGCGCCCAATACGACCGACCCGCAGGTGTAGCCTTCTCCTTCCAGATCCGCGAATACTCCGTCGAGCCAACCGTGGCCAATCGCACTTTCAACCTGTTCGCCAAAGACAATCCCAGGATGGCGCTCGCGGACGAGCCGGAACATTTCCGGCCAGAGATGCCGCTTGTCGTTCGTTCCTTCTCCCCTGCCGGCTTCTGAGAACGGCTGGCACGGACAACTTCCGGTCCAGACTTCTCGATCGAGCGGCCAGCCGGCGAGAGTGAGGGCATATTCCCAACCCCCGATGCCTCCGAAGAAGTGGCATCGTCGGTATCGAATAAGGTCGTCTGCCGTGACATCGACAATGCTCCTGTCGTCAACCTTGGCCGCCGGGTACAACTTGCCCAGCCAAGCCGCTGCGAACCGATCGTTTTCGTTGAAATAGGTCGTTTGATTCATGATGTCGCGATAACCGCAGTCATTGCGTTTCCGATCGTTTTTCCGCAGTTTTGAAACACCGACTAATTGATAGTCCACGCACATCGTCCCGCCGCTACGAGCCGGTAGAGCCTTTCGCCTTCGCCAGTTCCCGTTCTGCAAGTTCAATTCCCTTATTCATTGCCAGCCTGTATTGATGGGTGAGCCACTCGGCGAACTCGCGTGATCGAATGTCTGTTGGAATCGGTGACAGGCTCCTGCGCTCAATATGCACGCTCGTATCCCTTGCAATTGAGTCCTCGATTTCAGTAACTCGATACCATTCGCAACAGAAATCCCACTGTGATTTGCCTGCGATATTCATGGAGTGTCTTTCGCCTTCGCCGGTTCGTCACGGCACTCGATCAGCAAGTCTCGAACGGCAGTGTGATTCGCCATTTCTGGATTGAACATTCCGCCGCTCAACAGGTATTCGTTGATTCGCTTCACCATCTTTTCAGACTTCGACTCTTCCCGCTCCACCGGCTGCGTCTCCTTGTCACAAGAGCCGCCAGCGGGATTCGCACCCGCACCATCCCCATGCGAGGGATGGCCCACCGATCGGTTGGGGGACGCCTGTGCGTCTTTGACGGCGTGATTTGCCGACGCTTCGAGCTTGTCGGCGAGGGCGAACATTTCACGAATCATCCAATCTGGCGCATTCGTCGCACCGCCGCCGGCCTTCAACGCCAGTTCCCGAATGGCAGTTTTGAGACTGTCGCGTTCAACGATGGCCCGTGCTGCGGCCTTCCAGTCATTGTGATCGTGGTCGCCTTCCGCTTCGCATGGCCACGTTCGCCAGTTTCCGCAAGCGCGAGCCATGATGGACCATTGATCTCTGCACTTCGCAAGGTCATCACTCAATTTGGCCACTTCCCCGATCACCGGATTGACCGGATGCGGGGAGGGAGTGGGGGCGACGACGTATCGCCAGCGAACAATACGATCGGCGGTAGATTCTAAGGGCCATCGAGTAACGTAGACTTTCACTACTCCAGGCTGGTGACGCCATTCGTATTCAACAATCTGTCCGACTACCGGCAGCTTCTTCGGCGAATCAAAAGGCGGCAAAACCCAGTCAGAGGATCGCGGAGCCGACAGCCGCTCAATGATCTCGTTCAACCGTGTGACCTCCGGCTGACACGCCTGCTTCCCGGCTTCGTAGGCGGTGTCGCGGGCGAGTCGGAGTTCGCGGATTTCGGAAGCCATCGCTGAAATCATTACCGGCAGAGACACAAGATCGTTTTTGAATCGCTCAATCGCAGCGAGGTCATTGGTCATCGGGTGGTTCCTTATTCCGGGTACTTATTTCCGCAGAACGGGCAGTCACGTTTCGTCGTAATAGTCATTCAGAACGCGGCGAATTCCCATCAGTATCGCCGCTGCCGTCTGCGGTATTGGGCTAACGCCGTCCATCTCGACATCGAGTTCGCGGCAGAGATAAACAAGCCGCTGCTCCGGTGTCATTACTCGCTTGCTTCGTTTCGTTGGTGGTTTCTTCGGCTTCGATTTGGTTGTCGCCATCACTCACCGTCCTTTCCACCGAAGAATCGTTTCCAAGTTTCGTATGGGATTTTCCCGGAGCCTTTACACTGGGCACAGGCGGAATAAGTCGGGCCGTCACATGCTCCCTTTGGTGCTTCAGAAACCTGCCCGCTGCCGTTGCAAATGGGACACTTCACGTCGTCATGTGTCTTGTCGTGGTTCTCCATCGGAATCCCCTTTATGGCCTACGGGCCAGTACGTACACGCCAATCGAAAATACAACGCCAGCAATAAACGAAATTGCAATCCACACCAGAAGCATCACTCACCGTCCTTTCGTGTCGCGTCGGGGATCGGGCCGTCCATCATTCCAGCTACTATCAAAGCTCGCCGGGCTGCGAGTCCGTCGCGGTAGCCGATTTGTCTCATGCGTGAATCGCATCCGTAAAACTGAACAATTCCATTCGGCTTGTCATCGAAGCCCTGCCAGAGTCCGTCAACGTAAGACAGGTTCCAGCCGCGTCCGATAAGGTTCTCAACGGCATCACTCGTAAGGTCATGCTGACACCCAACTCCCTCATATCGCGCGAGGCACCCGAGCAGGCATCCGCAGTTCTCGTCCGGTGCGCCGACTCGATTGGTTATCGGTATCATCCCAAGCCGCCGGTACATCTCGGGAATCTTCGCCGGCTCAATTCGTCGTGGTTCAGCGGGCATTATTCGGAGTCCTTCTTGATGCGTTTTTCGGCCCACGACCGCATGTATTCCCACCGTCGCTCCGGGGTCATGTCGTGGTATTCGTCGTCGTTCTCGTACATGATTTCTCGCGCCAACGGTTCGGCGATGTCGAACGTCACTGCGATCTGCTCGGCGTCCTCTGGGTCGATGCCGCTCATGTCGATGCCGCGTGCCAGGCCGACGGCTCCCAATGCACAGACCTGCCCTTCCGATTCCAGTTCTCTGGCGATCAGACACTTTTCCGGCATCGCGTCGAGGGCAGCAACCAGATCACGCAGCAGCTTCTGGCCGCGACGACCGCGAATGGCTGACGCCACCCTGCCGCGCCAGCGTCCCAGGTCGAGGGGATCGAGGTCACAATCATCGTGGTATCCGTGTCTACTCATGCTCCCTCTCCTGCTTAACAGTCACAAACTCAAACCCCGTCGCCCCGGTGCGAGGATCGACGGTCCAGCGGCCGACGCCGGCTTCGATTGCCCGTTCCCTGATGTATCTCTCCCCTCCAGAGAACCCGACACAGAACGACATAACTGAAAGAATTAATACGATCACCACAAGCAGAGTAATATCGCCTTTGTCGCTCACGCCTCTCCCCCCTTCTCGATCTCCGCAGCGGCATCATTCAGGACATTGATTGGATTCCGCGAGTCAACGCTTCGTTGGCACGTCATTGCTCGACACACCGACGCCGCTCTCGCCCGCTCCCCGGCAACCGCTTCAGCGAGGGCGGCTGTCAATCTCTCCACCTCGCCGACGAGCCAGGGGATGTCGGATGCTAGCTTACGAAGATCGTTCTGCACTTCATTGTCGCCAGCGTTCCATCGGTTTCGCTGCTCTTGATCGAACCATCTTGCAAGCAGTTCCAGATGTTTCGGAAAATCCATCCCCCGAATCTCACTCAGCCGTGTTGTGTTGTCGGTTGGCATTACTGGATTTCCTCTGTGGTAAATTCATTCTTGCTGGCCGACCATGTGCCGACGCCTGATGGTCCGCTAATGGGAACCTGTTCGCTAGTCGTCTTGCTGTGAGTGATGACAGGATTCCTGAACACCCGTTCGACTAAACTGAAGATCGCGCCGCATTTGTCGTTCGCCGCCTGCACCTTGAATTCGTTCAGTTCGGCCTTCTGCTCGCGGGCGAGTACGGCCTGTTCGCGCTTGACGACTTCAGCCTCCCGAGTCGTGATCGAAGCGTGCTTCGCCATTTCCGCGTTTCTCGATTCAAGATCGGCTCGCGTGATCTTGTGCTCGGCCAGTTCTCTCTCAAGAGCCTTCTCTGCCGCGCTGCCCTCTTGCAGCCGCTTCGTCAGCACGTCTCCGACTTGCTTCGGCAGGTTCTGCTCAATGGCCGTGGTGATGTCTTTTGAAAGCTGATAGTCGAGCATCATTCCTCCCCAATCTCTCGGTTACGTTGTGGTGGGTGGGTTAGTCGGTGAATAGTGGAGCCTGTGCAATCGCAATCCGTCGCCTCGATAAATCCACTTGCGATTGCCTTAAGTCGATTCCCATTGCCTTCCGTCCGCATTCAATCGCTGATTTCAAAGTCGTGCCACTTCCGCAAAATGGATCTAGCACAATCCCGCCTGGAGGACAGAACGATCGAATCAGGAACTCACACAAGTCTTCTGGATAGGGGGCTTCGTTCTCGTGGCAGATTTTGTCGCCCATGACTCCACCGCCTACGATGCAGTCGATAACGTCGGACGGCTCTCCAAGGATTTCAGAAACCTGCTCGGCTGTGTATTTTTGTTGGATGACGTTTCCAGGATTGGCAATTGCAGGCGGCTCGCTCGACAGCATGGTTATGGGCCTGCCTTCTTTGTCGTGGCCCATGGACGTTAGTTTTCTGCCGCGATCTTTATGTTTCCCATTTTTCTTTCTGCCCGCACCGCTTGAATCATGCGGCGTACCGCCCCATTGATCTCGACCGTTGACAACAACATGCGAGGGCCGCTTACCACCGCAAGTCACATTGTCCTTATCGCCACCAGTCGCGCCCGAATCAATCGGATGACCCCATTGATTGACGCGAGTTCCATTCGTCAGCCGGTTCGCCATTTCGCCACCCGGTGCCCATTTCGGCGGATGGCCCATCGCGGTATTGTCTGCCCATTCGAGTTTTCCGGGAGTCGCCGCAATCACGAATTCGTAGTCGTTCCTCAACCATTCGTTTCCGCCGCTTCCGGGAATCCCGATGCGTCGGAATATCGGCGGCTTCCTGAAGTTCACTCCCGCCCGATGAAGATCAGCCATCAGCAAAACAGGCGTCATGTCGTACCGGAAATTCTTCGTCTTGCCTTCGATGACCCAGAATACCGGCCCCGCAGAAACTCGGACACACTCCATGAACCGCTCGAATGCCCACTTGACGTACTCTTCTCCTTTGAGCTTGAACCCGATTCCATACGTCCTAGCGTCAACGTAGGGCGGCGACGACATCACCATCGCAACCGATTTAGGCGGCATGGCCTTCATCAGTTCCAGGCAGTCACCGCATAGGATTTCCGTTTTCGCTCGTCTCACTCCATCAATCCTTCGTCAGTTGTGGTCGTGGTCGTGGGGGGATGGGTTAAACCGGAACGGCAGCCTTCGTGTCCAGATACGTCAGCCCGACAGCCAGGGCCGACCATACGTCAGCCGAGATTCCGAACAGCGGACCTGGAGTCGCCTTCCTGCCGATTGCAGTATCCTTGCCGCCAAACCTGTCGATGATCGCCTGTCGAATGTTTGCGTCCTTCGCTCGCATTGAATGGCACAGGTGCATCTTGACTTCCTTGCGTGTTACTGGAGTCCAACCGAATCCCTTGATGTCCCACGCTTCGATAAAACGCCCCGTCCAGACACACGTTTGGAACACTTCGCGCCCGACTGCCATGCCGAACGATTCAACCATCTCGATCGCCAATTGATCCGCGCTAATCGAATGCCTGATTTCTGTAAGCAGCGTGTCGTTGTCGTGCTTTCCAAATCGAAGCGGTGCGTTATCTTCAAGGATCATCCACGCCGAAAGCGTATTACCGGGGTCGATCGAAAGCAGTCTCATCGCCTCCCCCCTCTCCACAAATCGAGCACACGTATCGCCTCGGGCGAACCAATCGCCGTCTTGAGATACGCATCGACGATAGCCAGCGTGTCGATACGCTTGACGATTGACTCTGGCTTCGGCCGCACTGGCTGCCGATTCACGGCGACTGTTTTTCGCTTGGCGAGGGCTGTGGTGTAGGCGGTGTCGGAGGTCATTGTGAAATCCTTTTGAACGACACGACCCAGACCCACGGATTCGACTCCCACGCATAGCCTCGCGGGCCGTTCAGCTTGTTCCAGAGCCAGATAAACGAATCCAGGTAACACGGCCTGGCGAATCCACATCCTCCAGTCTCTATGCAATTTTCGCCGCATGTGAGACATCCCGGCTCAGCGCCCTCAGCCCGCGCATCTGCTTCCGTGATCTCGCTCAGTCTCTCGACTCGAATGTCCGTGACTTCCAACTCAATGCGGCACGCCCATCTCGGCATGAAGATTGACGGACGCCACCTCGACGGCTGAATTGCCATTTCCTCGTCTGCCCGATAGAGCGCCGTCCGCTTGCCGATGAGTACTTGCCCGTCATAGTCGTTTGTGTGTGCCCAGGTCTCGCGGACCCAGATTCGATCTCCCATCCATCCGTAAGGATTGCGAATTGATTCAGAGCAGTGACAGGCTCCGTCCGCGCTATTTATCGCCCATCCTGTTTTTGAATATCCGCAACAATCAACCGACTCGCCGTCTTGCGGCTGCGGTTTCACTATCCGCCGCGTCTGCGTTTTACGACCCGCCAGTATCGCCCGCACCATCGGCCGCGAGAACAGAATCGGCCGCTCTCGAATTGCTGTAGCGCTCACGCTCTCACCCCTTCCGCTATCTCGCCGAGCCGTCGCAGGCACTCATCCTGAAACTTTCGCATCCATTCCTCCTCGAAGCAGTAGTTAGAAATCACGCCAGCCATGTTCTTTCCGGCACACCAATTGATCTCGTCCAGGTCGAACTCGGCAGGCTCGCCAATCGCCTCGCGTTTCTTCAACTTGCACAAAACTCCGATTGTTCTGCCGTGCGGCTGATGCGTATGTGTCCATTCGTGGAATGAATTCTTGCAGACCAAAAGGTTCGACAGCTTGTCGGGACGCTGGCCGCTCACGCTGTAGATGTGGTGCCGTTCCAGGGGATCAATCGTTGTACCTCGAAGCTCATATCCTTCGCAGAGGAATCGCACCTTGCCGTTCTGAATCGTCAATCCAGTCCTGAAGCACACCTCGCAGAACTCGCCCCAGCGCTGCCGGTACTCTTCGTACATGTCCGCATCCTTGAACTTGTGGCTGTTGGTTTTCGACACTCGCCTCACAACAATCTCTCCATCTGCTGTAGTAGCGCGGTGATGCGGGGGGATTAGAACATTGCCATTTGCGCCGGCTTCTTCGCCTTCGGTTTCAATTCCTCGCGTCCGGCATCGGTGATCGCATAACCCTTGAATGGACCCAGCGGTTCGCACACTCTGGCTCCGTCGTCAATAAGTCGCAGCAGCATTGTTTCCAGCATGGCGCACCGTGGCTCGAACAGCTTGATTCCGAAGTGGCCGATGATGTATTCGATGTCTACAGGGGCAGCTTGATCGGACAGGAAGGCTAGGATTTCTCGCGGTGTCATTTCATCTCTCGAATCCGCTGGCATATTGGCTGTACTGGCTAACGGCAGTTTGGTCCCGCTTTCCTGCATCACGAAAGGTCATGAGAGATTTATCGAACATAAACTTGACTTCGCCGATTGGTCCGTTGCGATGCTTGGCGACGTTCAGATACATCACCCCCGGCTCGTCATTGGCGTCATAAACGTCTGGCCTGTGCATCAGCCAAACAGCGTCGGCGTCGGCTTCGATGCTTCCGCTCTCACGCAAGTCTGACAATCGCGGTGGTCGAACGGTGCCCTTCTCGCTCTCGCGGTTCACCTGGGCCAGACAGAGAATCGGTATTCCAAGAGACTTCGCCAGTCCCTTCATGCGGCGACTGCACTCGGCGACTTCCTGCTCCCGGCTGTTGCGGTACGCTGCGCCAGTTGCCAATTGGAGATAATCGACTACCAACAATTCAATCTTGTCGCGGCGGCGCATAAGGCGTGCCGACGACTCCAAGGCACTGATTGACCGATTCAGGCTCTCGTCGATCATGAATGGCAGTTCCCCAAGCCGCGCGGACGCCTCGACTAGGCTGTCAATCTGTGCTTCAGACATCCCGCCGCCGCGCATAATGTGCGATGAAAGTCGCGCCTCTGCGGACAACAGACGTTCAGCGATCTCCATCCGGCTCTGCTCCATAGAAAGCATTCCGACTGGTATATTACGCTGCGCAATTTTGAGCCCGATGTTCACGGCGAACGCGGTCTTTCCAATCGACGGACGAGCAGCCAATATGGCGACGTTTCCAGGTTGCAGACCAGTCATAATTCCATCGAGAGTCTGAAAGCCAGTCATCAGGCCCATGCCCCTGCCTGATGTCAGCCGGTTCATGGCGTCGATTAGCACATCACCGAGTGATTGCGTCTTGCTCGCAACGCTGCGCTCCAGGATAGCGCCAATGCTCGTACTGACTCGCCCAAGCGATTCGTCGATGTCGGCGGTCATTTCATAGGCATCCCGCACAGCGGACGTTCCAGCGGCCGATAGCAGCCTGCGGCGCGACCGCTCGTCAACAGTACCGGCATAGACCTGGGAATGCGCGCCGTGGGGAACGGACTGCATGCATTCTTCAATGAGCGCATACGTCTCGTCGTCGAACCTGTCTGTAGCCTTCAGTCGATCCGCGATGGCGATTGGATCGAGCGGCTTGTTCTGCGATGACAACCACAGCAATGCTCCCCAGATGTCGCCGTGCTCTTGCAGGTAAAAATCCTGCTGTGAAATACGGACTCCGATTTCGTCGATGGCTGAAGGAAACAGCAGCACACTTCCGATCAGGCACTTTTCGGCGTGCAAATCCTTCGGTGGCTCACGCGATGAAATCGGCCTATCTCGCTCCGTCGTAATCATTCTGAATCCTTTCGTTCGTCGCACAGCGGGAATATCTCTGCCGGAGGATTTTCAATCGTTTTAAGACGCTCTCGATATGCAGCTAAACGCTTCGCTGCTAACTGCCGCTGGTCTCCAGTCAGGTTTCTCCAGCTTTGTTTGGCGACGAGTCCCTTGAACCATTCAGAGCCTTTATTGGCTTCCACGTCGCGGATTGCGGCCCCGATGAATCGAAGCAGCGTTTTCTCGTCCGGTGGAATCAGGTTGGGGTGCTCGCGGTGACAAGCCCTGTGGATTGCGCACGTAGCTTCAATCGACTTTAGGTTTTCAGTGGTCACCGATTCCAGACTTTTGAACCAAACAACTCCGTTTTTTCGTCCGTTGGATTTCTTTCCCTCATCATCAATCAAACAAGCAATACTCTTCTCTTCTCTAGGTAACGCTCTGCTAACGCTGGCAGCGTTAGCAGATTTATTCTTGTGTTCGGCTACTCTAATCGCCGTTAAGCACCGCTTTTTAGCACTCTTTCCGTTATGTCTGTCGAAACGAGGAAACATGATTCCATCGGTTTTTATGTCCAGCCAACCGGCTTTTTGCATGGCTTGCGCGAAGTTTGGCACACCCAGGTAACGATCAACCCAATTTTCGGTAACGCCAACTGCGTTACCGTCCTCGGTGTGCTTGTCAGCCCATGTCCAGAGCCTATATAGCTTGCCGACAACCAAGTCCTCGCCAATGTTTACGGCAACTCCAATTGATATGACGGCAGGGTCGTCAATCAGGTCGGTTCTCATCTTGATCCAATCCCCCGCCATCCTGGCTGCTCCTAACCGCCTGATAGCCTGTACTCATACAACCCGCTGCGAGGCTCGCCACGATGCCTACGCTCAACCAAATGCGAACCGTTCCGTTCTTTTCGCAAGTCTCTAAGTCTGGCTGAAACCGAAGCCTGCGGATCGCCAGTGGCAAACGAAATCTCTCCCAGCGTTCTCCATTCTCCGTCACGCATCAGGCAGTAGACTCGTCTCTGCTGGCCCGTCAGCCTCTCGCAGTCAAATTCTGCGGAATAAGTCGCGCCGTCGAAGGTTAATTCCATTTGAGTCATCGTGACTTCCGTGACGAATCGGAAAGGTAGCTAAAGCGTCAGATTAGTCGCACGTCTCTTGAGATGTTCGGGAAATCCAAGTTAACGAGTAAGCCGAACCTCATATCCCACATTCCAACGCACCCTTTACGATTTCTGCACTCCTCTGTGATCACAGCCATCGTTTCGGCTTGCTGGCGGTGTTCTTCGCACGCGGCGAATGTCACCGAGATTTCTTCCCCTTCGTTGTCCATCAAAAGATGCCCGCACAGCACCTTAGATGCATTCTCAAGTCGCTTGCGACATACAGGGCATTTTCCGGTTTCAAAACTTATGAAAGGCTCGTGGTTCACAATTTGCCTCATTCGTTAGCCGTTCGCCTTCTCGATGTCATCCGCAAGGTTCACCACAACCCACTTGCGCAGTTCGGGCGTGGCGAGGTCGTTCAACTTCTTGAGCGTCGTCTTTCGCAGGCGCATCGCGGCCTCTTGATCTGCGACGGCGGCTACTGGCGGCATGGTGGATGCGGCGGTCATTCTGTGCTCCTTAGGGTTCGGGTTATAAATTGGCCGTCTCTCCGGCCTGTCACGCTGTTCCGTTCGTCGCGTTACTCCCGGCCGCGAACCAAAACCACTTGGCTTGTGCCGGTGCTCACAAAGGTTTACGGGATTATTCGCTTGAAAGAGACTGCCCAGCAAAACGGATTAGAGTCGTATGGATAGCCACGCTTCGCGTTCAATTTGTCCCAAAGTTTCTTGAACCATTCGAGTCTAGACGCATCGCCGTCAAGACCATTGCTCGGTTCCCACGGAGTTCCTTCCGCGTCCAGTTCAAGCATCGTCATTTCGTGCAGTCGCTCAAGCCGCATTTCTGTTATTTCGAGGATTGTTCGACACGCCCACCGCGGCATGAAAATCGACGGACGCCATACGAATTCTCCGCAACCGTCGCCGCCGCGCCATTGCCAAGCGTCAGCCGGATCGGCTCGATAGAATATCTTGTCGCCTCGCGTTGGCTTTCTGCCTCCGGGACACAGCGGATGATCGGCGGATGGACAGCCCCAGGTCTCTCGAACCCACAGTCGATCGCCGATATCGCCATACGGGCACTTGATCTCGTCGCGGCTGTTGTCGTCAACGTCAGTCTGGACTTCCAGATACCATTTATCATCTTCCTGGTAGACTCCCGATAGCGGCCAATCCATGATCGGTCTGCCAAGATGCAAATAGGTTGGAATCTTTTTGCACACGCGACGAGTCATTGTCTTTTTTCCGTCGAATGCAGCCGACGCCATCGACTCACTCATCAGAATCGGACGCTCTTTCACGGCAGGCATGTCGATAATCATTCCGCTGCCTCGGCGACTGTTTCTTCGGGACTGGCGGTTGACTTCAACTGATACGTCTCCATCCTCGGAGCCTGCTTCTTCTTGGGCCGGTCTTTGCCGAACATATTGCCGCCCGGTGTCAAAATATCCTTGCCAGTCTCGCGGACGTACTTCGCGGCCAGCTTCGACAACGCGGACGCCTGCGACTCCAGACCCACGATCTTGTCAACCCATTCCTCGGGCGTGCCTTCTGGGAGTTTGCTTTGGTCGCAAAGGTGGGCGGCAGGGCACGCGGCGCACTTCTCAACCAGGGGCCACGCTTCGCAGTCCATCGGCGATTTGTCGCGGGTCTTGAAGTAGGCCATCGCGGCGGCGCGAACTCTCGCCCGCACTGGATAAAGGCTCTCGCTGTCGAGTTTGAACAGCACGGGATACGTCATGTTGGCGAATCGCGTGTTGAATATCCGCACTTCCAGGGCCTTGACAGTCGGATACTTCGCGGCAATCAGCAGCCGATGCAGGTTGAATTGGAACGACTCGCCCACCTCGCCGTGACGCCAAATCTGATGCCCGCTTTTGCAGTCGAGTTCACAGATAACCTCAGGAGACTCGCTGTCGTAAACCATGTCGAGTTCTGAAGTGACCCGCAGTCCGAATTCCTCGATGTCGTAAGCCAGTTGGCTTGAATGCTCGCCGCGCCCGCCGTCCCAGCATCGGATATTCTGCCAGTTCAAACTGTGCAGAAACTTTGCGAACATATACGCCGAACGCTCGCCGCCCCTGATTACGTCGGGCTGCACATCGGGCCTCGCCCTGGCAAGCTCTTGCAGGAAAAGCTCCTTTGTGTCGTCGAAAGATGCCTGCCCACGCGATTCAACGTAGTCTGTGATTGTTGCACTCATCGCGTCGTGTACGCCGTTGCCGCTTTCCATGCAGAATCGCGTGCTCAACACCGCCCCGGTTTCCAGGAACCGCGCCTGCCTCGGGCATTCCGCAGCAGTCTCTAGGATAGAGCGGTCTGCGGGGGCAAGCGTATCGGGTTCAACGAAAAGCTCGGTGCTCATGCTCCCCTCCCTTGCAGCGCCAGATCAACCGCGTCGTAATCCGCCTTCGACCACTGGCCCGCTTTCTTGATGTCGAACGTGCGGTCTGATGTCGTGTGAACGTACAACTGCCAGTCAGCGAACGACTGCTGCGAGGGGTTCTCGCATTTCTTCCAGCGCTCCAGGAGATTGGCGATTTGCTCGACGGTGACGCGCTCCCCGCGCGGCTGGGCGGTAGCCGCGTTCGGGTCGGCAACCGGGCTGGGCCGAACCTCGGGCTGTCCGTTGTCGCCATCGGCCTCCTCTGCCGGCGTCCCGCTGTAGCCCGCCAGAATCGGAATCCAGCGAAGAATCTGGGCAATGGCCTTCGACGTGCCGCGTGTTTGTGCCATCGACTTCGCCGCGTGCTTTTCAGTCCATCGCAGACGACCGGCCAACTTCTCATCCATCCAGCATTCTGTCTCGGCAGCGCCAACGACCTGATCTGTTGAAAGTCGCACGACCTCAACACGGGCCTCGTATCCCAGAACGAGGCCATTCTCCGGGTTCATGATCCGCTTGCACCAGGCGGTTCTCGGCGACAGACCGCACATCCCGGCACAGGTACACCAGGCTTCAACCCACAGGTGTTTCTTTTTGCTGATGACCGTGAATAGTCCCTGCTTCTCTACAATGTCGTTAAGTCGGAAGGCGATTTCTTTCGCTGTTTCGATACCGACTCCGACATGGGCGAACGCCGTCATTGCGTCCTCGTTGTCCTCACGCACGGCAATCGCTGTCGTCGCTGGTTCGGAAACCACGTCGATCGTCTCGTCGGGAACGGGTATCGAATACGCCGCCGGCTTTTGGTCTAAGAGCGATGGCTGATTCATGCTGGCACTTCGCTTTCCGTCGCCGTGAGCGGGTCAAGCAGCGAGTCGTCGCAAACGAACTCATCGACCTCTTTCATGACCTTGACTTTGCGGCAAATCTTGCCGCGGCTGATCGACGCCTTCATAGACACGGTGTCTCCGAAATCGCGCTCGATCTCGTAGTTATTAACGTCGTCGCCCTTGTGGAACGTGCCCATTGCCTTTGCAATTGCACGCAACTGGTCGGCCTCGTGAGGCCATGTCAGTGCTGTTACCCACCAGTTGCAACCCCCCTCCGGCATCGTCTCAAGAACGTCGGCCATTTCTCGCATCTGCCGGGCCACTTCTTTAGGTGTCATGCTCTCCGTTTCCTTTCTTCAATCTCGCGTTCGATTCTGCGGTCACGTTCCGCGTCCCAGTCTCGTTCTTCAAGCTGCGCGGCATCATTCGCCGCACGCTCGACTCTCTGCTGAATCTCATCGGCGTACTTTTCCAGACACCACTCGCCGGCTTTCTCCTCAGAGCCTGCTGCGTCGTCGAGTCCCGGCTTTGCTGAATACCCATAGTCGCCACACCACGTCACGATCTCCGTGCAGAGAACAACGCCGTCTATTTCCACGCCGGCGGGTTCGGGTTCTGACCAGCCGTAAGCCGAGTAACGCGACGGGACCGCAGTATGCGCCGTGTATGGCGCGGTCAGCACGTATTCAACCTGCCGATCCTCATCGACGATCCGCACTTCGCAGGTGCCGCGTGACGTGCTCATGCTCTCTCCTCCTGGTTGGTCCGCTGCAAAAATTTCCGCCTCACATCCCCATGCGCCAGCACCGCCTCGAAGATCATCAGCAGGTCGTCAGATTCGTAACTGGACATTCCCATCGCGTCGTTCTCGTCCCTGCCGATGCGGATTCGCCACTTGGCAAACCAGCCGTCGTTGTGATCGACCTTCAGATAATGGGTCGCCTCTTCGCCGTAGAATCTCGCGGCATCTTCGCCCAGATACTGCCGCAACAGTTCCCGGATTTCGTCAGCGAGTTCGGCGGTTTCGAGTGTGGTGTGCGATGTCATGATGTCGCTGGCTCCTTCCTGATTGCCGAATTGATCCATCCGACGATCTCTTCCAACTCGTCAGTGGTCAGCTTGTCCCACGAGCGGCACGACTGGACTGCCTCAAGTGCATCCTGACGCCTTTTGATTTCTCTGCGCTTTTCGGTTGGCTCGTAAATCTGAAGATGCGACCAAGGATCATTTCCTGCTAGCCGTCCGTCTCTGCGGAATTTAGACTTGCCGACGATGATGTGCAGTTTTCCGATCTTGGTGACTGTGGCCTTGCGATACCGGATCGTGCCGATGCCATGCCCGACCATCACTTCATCGCCAGCCTTCAGGTTGTCGATCCAATCCGTCACAGCATCACCCCCTGAATCTCCCCGGAGTCGATTGCCTTCTGCACTTCCGACCTGCGAATCAGGATGTCCGATTCGGCGTCAATCCCTACGACAAACCTGCCACCAGACCTCCGCTCGACGATCTTGAACTCCACTCGACGCTCTACGCTTGACGGCGGGATGATGGCCATGATTGACTCCCCTGCTCGACGACTTAGAACGAGTCCCATGCTGCGAATCCTTTCGCGTTGAGAATTATTGAACCGCTGCACATTCTTCCAATTTCGGTGCCGGGCGCTTTCCTCGAATCTCGACATCGAGACGACGCTGCCATTCGGCGAATGGCCTGAGAGACTCAGCCCTAGCCCCTGCACTGAGCGATTGCCACCTTCTTGCAAGGTCGTAAACGCTTTTGACGATCCTGGTGTCGTTTTTAATCGCAACAGTCAGTGCAGTAGTCGCCGCGACGACATGCGACGACCTGATCTGCGTCAAGCAACCGCAGCCGTCATATTGGGCACCCTGAAATCCGGTCGAATTGCAAAACTGGAATAGAGGGCTTATTGGTACTGAATTGCCATCAACAGTCGCTGACGACCACGACCGGACAAGCTCCGCTCCGTTTGAATCCGCAAGCCTCGCAATTTCCTGATCGTAAATGTCCATCGCATTTCTCCTGTCCTAAAAAACACCACCGGCGGATAATTTTCCGATCTCGCGTCATTACCGACTCACCGCCGATGGCTCGGGACCGAACGTCTCAAGGACGATCCCATTCCGACGTTACGAACGCCGGACGCATTCAATTCAATCCTGGACTCTCCGCAAATCGTCCGCATATGCTCGCTGATAAACGCAACCATAGATGCCGGGCGGCAGCGTGATCGCTCCGTGCTCGGGATGATTGACAGTGACTCCCTGCGGAGCTTCGATGATCGGACCATCCAGAGGCGTCGGATCGGCAAGTCGATGCAGGCGAACGGCAGACAAATCAGTGATGCAGTGCCGCGAGCCTTGCGTTGTGCCGGGAGCGAGTTGGGCCGATGGTTTCTTTTCGACTGTGCATCCATCCGGCAGCGAGGCCAGGCAGATCAAGCCGACATCGCCCTGTGCCCACATATCTCCGGGTGTCATGTCGGCAAGGGTGTGAGCGTCATCATTGCGAATTTTCTCCGCGTGCTTTTGGATTCGCGTCAGTTCTTTTTCCGCAGTCAAAGTTTTCATAGCATCCTTTCAAGAACGGCCGATGAGATTGAGCTTCTTCATCTTCTGGGCGAGTCGGCTGCCGCTCCAGAGAAAGTTTTGTGCGCCTTCGCACGTCGTAACGGATGGATCAACCTCCATTGAGTAGACGCGGGCCGTTGACGGGCAATGGCAGACTAGCACCGTCATCGGCCCAGCCTTCATCAATGCCTCTCGCGTGCATTCAGCATCATTGCGGCGCGAATCGGCGACGACGGCATTGATCGTCTTGAGATAACGCGGCCATCCGAATCGCTCGATGCGAACGCGCTTAATCTCCTCATTATTTTCGCCGTTGATTTGTTCAATCGTCTGCGACTCCGGCTTGAGGATGATTTGCGAATCCAGTCGAACTCCGTGCCATGAGAAGATTTGCCATCCATCGGGATAGGCGAGTGCAGGTCCATCCTCACAATGCAGTCTGCCGCGGTCGTCACGATTCAGCACGTTATGGCGCTCGCTGATCTAGCACGTTTTCTCGTGAGGCAGCCACCAGTTAGCACTCTGTGCAACTTTCCAAATTCCGCAGAGTTTCTGTGTTTGCTCTGGCAGTCCGCAGACATCACAAAAATATTCATGAAACGCGAGCCAACCGGCCTCGTGCTGGCCGTATACTGAAGCCCTGACTGCCCCGACTGAAGCCCAGACTGAAGCCCTGACTGAAGCCCTGACTGAAGCCCAGACTGAATCCCCGACATTCGCTTCCGCATTTCCTGTGAGTCCGAAAACAATTGCTCGCGTGAGTCCCTGCGACAGAGGCGAACCACACCAGACAATCCGTTCCGGCTCTTTCAGACCGGCCATTTTGTAAGCGAGGCGAACTCCGTCCTCAGCTGCTGGCCTGTCTGCGGGGTCGGTGCAAAGCCCGATCTTCAGCCATCGCTCGACAAATTCCGGCATACGGTCGATTTGCGATTGCGTGAGTTTTTCGATTATACTGGCCATGCTTTTCTCTCCATGTTTCAAGAACCCACCGGCGCACGACGTTGAGTGGGCCGACTCGCAGTCGATACGCCGGGGGTTGTGTCCATGTGTACGCACCGATAGCGCAGAATCCGCGCATTGCTTGAGTTAGAAATGGCCTTCCGATGGCCTGCCAGTCCGTGACGCAGCGTCCCTCTACCCTGCTCCTGACTCTCAATGGGGGTGCCTGACACTCGTGTCATTGATATGCTTCCGTTCGACGGTCGCGGTCATGCGGCCGGCTCTGCCAAATCCTGTCAGCCCGATCAATTCGGCCCGGTAATCGCAGCAGTCAAACGGCGGGGCCGCGCCGTCGAATCGTGATACCGGGCCGAATTGAAGGGGCTTCAAACGCAGCGTTGCGTCTTGCGGCCAGAGGGCCAGAAGTCGCACGTCTCAAATAAAAAAGCCGCTGATTGAGGAGTGAAGTTCAATCAACGGCGGGACTTTACCAACTTCGGTAACAGGCTGTCAAGCCGCAGTTTCAGCTTTTTTCGATTTTTCTGGAAATGACAGAAGCCGGTCAACCGAAACATCAAGGGCCTCGGCGATTCTCGACAACAGAACAGCACCCGGCTCATTCTCCCCGCGCACCACGCGATATACGCTATTTTGCGGTTCTTCCGTGAGTTTTGCGAGGTCGAGAACCGACATTCCGCGAGCCGTGATGATGCGGCGAATGTTCGCGCTGATGTTTGCTTTCGCTTCTTTTGTGGTGAGCATCGGGGTCATGCCTTGACTATAACTAGGAGCGTGGATTACCGTCAATGGTTAATTAAGGCTCGCGTCCGAAGTTCACTCCACCGGAGACGTGCAAGCACGACGGTAGCAACGGACGCGAGCAATACGAAAATGCCTCGATTACGCGAGGCCATGACCCCAGCCTGAATTACATAGACATTACAGGAATTTCGATGTAAAGTTTTGACGGATGTATCGGATAATAATTTGCATAGAGGGCGTTTCCTCCTGTGCAAAATTTCATAATCCGCCATGATGGCCGATGTCACCGGATGGACCGATAGGGAACGTGAGGAGTACGGCAACCCGCACGGATGCTCACCAGATTACTAACTGGAGAGCGCCACGATGGACGCGACCGTTCGCAGTCAATTTGAGAGCCTGTTTCGTCCCCACAAACTGCGGTTCAAAAAGCCTGGCACAATCTACAAGTACGGCCTCGAACTGGACCGGCTCGATAAGTTTCTCGGGCGTCCGGCGATGCTCACAGACCTGAATGACGCGACCGTGGGCGATGCAGCCGAATGGGTTCTCTCGAAAGACGGACTAGGCTTGTCGGTCGAATCGACGCGAGGATTCATCGGCCGTATCTGCAAGGTCTGGGAATTCCTTGCCAGAAAATTGGTTGTCCGCGAGTTCCCGACAATCGAAAACCTTCGGAAGCAGAAGCGGACCCCGCGAGCCTGGACGAGAGCGCAGCTTGCAACGCTCTGGCAGGCTCTACAGCGTCAGCCGGGGATGATTGGCGATGTTCCAGCGGCTGATTGGTTTTGCAGTCTGCACGCGGTCCTGTGGTGCTCTGGCGAGCGAATCGGCGCGTTGCTCAAGGCACGATGGCCAGATGTTGACCTGTCGTCGGGATGGCTTACGATTCAGCCTGACGACAGGAAGGGCGGATGTGTCGGGCGCGTCTACCGCCTGACGCCTGACGCTCGGGAATGGCTCGCCAGAATCAAGCATCCGACGCGAGAACTGGTATGGCCCTGGCCGCTATCGCACGGCAGACTCTGGGGCAGATACCGCGAATTGCTCAATGATGCCGGCTTAGAAAGCGGGCGCGACAGGATGTTCCATTGTGTTCGCAAGAGCCACGCGAGCCACCTGGAGGCGGCTGGCGGAAACGCAACAGAAAGCCTCGGTCACAAATCACGCCAGACGACGATTGATTCGTACCTGGACGTTACGATTACCGGAGCCGGCGACCAGACGAGCAAGCTATTCCCGCTTGGCGATTCCGGCGACGGCCCGCGAGCCGCGTGAAATCACTCTGGACAATCGCCCATCCCGTGGCAATAATCACGACTGCACGCTCGGGAGCCGAGAGGCTGCCCCGGCAAAAGATGAATGATTGTCATTGACCAATCAACAGAACAAAGGAACCCGAATCATGGCAACTGACGGACGCAAGCGATTGATCAACACGGGACAGGCCGCGAGACGCGAGATTCTTTAAGAACCACGTCGGCGCCAGCGCCAATCAAGATGAGTAAACGCCGGTCAGAAATGGCCGGCGTTTCGCTTTGATTGAGCTGGACAACCCGGCTCGAATGCTGGATGATTGCGGGTGTCAGATGCAGCCCGTGGAAATGGGCCGGGCAGGCAATGCAGGTCTCAAGCTACAGTCGCCTGTTCCCGCTCTTCCAAGATTCAAGATCAGTTTTCGTCAGGAATCCCCCTATCGCCGCCCTCCCCATCGCCGGCTAGAATGAGATTTGCATGACGCTCTCGTTCTACGCTGAAAGGATTGGCGACAAAATGCTGGGTTCTGATCTCGCTCTAGCACCGAACGACTACAAGTCGATTTGTGCTCTCCCAAACCTGCCTGTGTTCGATGTTACGAAGTACGGCGCGAAGGGAGACGATGCGACCGATGACACGAAGGCGATTCGCTCTGCATTGGGCGCCGCAGTCGCATCTGGCGGCGGAATCGTGTATCTGCCAACCGGCATTTATCGAGTGTGCCCGCAGCCGTACGACACGTTCCCCGACGTGTGGCGTCCCATCTTCAGGGTCAACACATCCCGGATTGTATTCGCTGGCGACGGTCCCGGAAAATCCGTGCTCTCTGGCTACTTCGACGGGATGAACGATCCAAAGTTGCACTGGCTCGTGACTACCGATTCGTATGTCAAAATCACGCGGTTTATGATGTTCGGGGTGGCTTACGATTATCAGGCTCATGCCCCGATCGACACGGTTCAAATTCGCTCCCTGACAATCCGGGGAAACGCGAATTGGACCGGGAACACGGCGGTCGGCGGGAATCCGACTACAGGCGACGGGTGGGACATGGGGCACAAGGCGATCGCGTTCTCTTCACCGACCGGCGGGAACTCGATCACGAATGTTCTGATTTATAATTGCGATGTTCGCGGCTGGCGTGGCGAGGGGATTTATTCGGGATCTACGCCGATCAAGCCATTCACCGTTTTGGGATGTACCCTGGACAATATCAACGCCGACGCAATCAGCGTTGACGAGGGCTGCGATGTATGGGGTTGTTCAATCGGCCTGCTCGCCAATGTCTCAAACGGCATCGAGAATTACACCCGGACGAAAGGCACGGCGAACAGGATCAGGCAATCAAAAATCAAGGCGGTGCATAACGGAATGGCCCACCTGGGATTGCCGGGTACGTATCTGGTAGCGACGGCCAACGAATTTATCGGGTGCGATTCCGCCATCTTAATGGCCGAGGCTGCTAACAACGTATATGTGTCCGGGAATGCGTTCGTGAACTGCCGACATTCGATCATTGGCGCCATTTTTGAACTTTACAAAAACGATCCGCACGGGTTCGCCAAGTGGTATCTACGCAATAATTCTGTGGTCGGCGGGGGTTCGCTTCTCGTGAACCAGGGGGATACGATCCCCGACCTGCAAATCATTGACAATACAATTGGGGCCGGCGCAACAATGTTGACCGGATCATTCGACGCAATGCCGGGATTCGTCGTCTCCGGCAACCATATCGCCAGCGGTGCCAGCGACGTTCACAGCTACACCGGCGGCGTCGGGTTATGGTCTGGGAATGTCCGCGACACCGGAAGTATCGCTGGATGCAAATTCGACTACTACGGGACGGACTCGGTAGCCATCATTGATCCGCAGATGTCCAGCGACATATTGTGGCTGAATGCCAAACCGGGTGCGGTTCAATTGATTGCCATCGACCCGAAACAACTACCACTATACCCTGTCGGGTTTGTCTGCCGCGCGTTTAGCACAAGCGGACCCGGTTGGGCATGGGCGCCGGGAGATTGGAATACGTTTTCCGCCCCAGTACAAATACCGGGTGTGCCAGGCGTTGCAATCCGCAAAAATGCGGCTGGGCTGTTTGAGCTGGCACCGTAAATCTAGGCTGGCAAACCGGAATCCCGATCTGTAGAATTTCCGGCATGGGGATACGTCTACGGAGTTGGGGAGTTTTCGTCGTATGGATGCGGACGGTCAGTCAGAACTCGCAATCGTTACCGGCACTCGCCATCGCTATCATAGCTTGCAGCGCCTGATTGCCAGTATCAATAAGACGGCCAGCGTATCGACGGAAATCGTCATTGCCGACGCCAGCGATGAGCTGCTCGAAGTCGAGCTGCCAATCGACAATCCGCACATCAAGGGCGTCGAACGATTCCACGAGAGCCCGAGGCTTGGCCCAAATCGCGGTTACAACGTCGCCTTCCGCAAGTCCGCTGAATCGAAGCCGCGGTACGTCGTCTACGTGAACGACGACTGCGAAATGGTCGCTGGCTGGGATCGAATTGCCATCGACTTCATGGACGCCAATCCCGAAGTCGGACTGGGCGCGATTTACTTTCGGGATCCGGGTGGATACTGGAACTGCCAGACGTTTCAGCGCATGTTCTTTGCAAACATTGGCATCTACCGCCGTGAAGCAGGCGAGCAAGTCGATTGGTTCGATGAGCGGGAAGTGTTTGTGCCGGAACTCGGCCGCATGGAATCGCTGAGATTCTACGGGAACGACGTCGGCGGATCATTCAAGATACTTGACGCCGGTTATGGCGTGGTCCCGATTCCCGGATGCAAGGTCGAACATCACCGCGAGCAGGATGAAACTCGCCGAGAGAATAACGCGGAATTCGTACACGGCGTTAATGGAAATCTGGCCGGCATGGTGCTCTGGCAACTCTGGAATGGAATCCCGGAAATGGTCGCATTGCACGGTCATGAATACGGCTATCGGCAACTGCGCGAGAAATACGAGAGGTTTCGGAACCTGATTCCCGCGAGCGAGTATTTAACGGAGTAGCGGCATGGATGCAATTCGCGGACACATCGGGTCTGGCACTTGCTACGTCAAGGGATTTTGCAACGTCGAGACGCCCGACAGCGGCGCCTTACTCGCCAAAGACCATCCCGATCGCGTTGAATTCTGGGCTACCGATGAAGCCGACTATTACGCCCGCGTCGATGAAATCCGCAAGCATCAGGAACCCGACGACAGGATCCGGCATCATCGTCTGAATCCCTTCCGAGATCGAATCGTCTGCGATCGGTATGGCTCGTGGGAAAGGCTGCCGTTCGAAGATGGCGAGTGCGATACTCTACTGTCGAGGCAAGTGTTCGAACACCTTTCCGAACGCGAGGCACGCCAGGCACTGGAAGAAGCTCGCCGAGTCCTGAAAGTCGATGGCACATTGCGGCTGGACGTGCCTGACCACGATGCGGCATTGAAGGAATACGCTGAATTGTGCGCCGAAGGCGATGCAAAGGGCGCAGAATTCATGCTCAGTCATCTGCTCGGCTCACGGCATAGTCACTGGGCTCGGCACATGGGATCGTGGACCCGCGACCAACTCAGGGCCATCGTCGAATGCTACGGCTTCGCTTTCGAGTGCGAGGAAGAAAACATCCACTTTTACCCGGCATTTACATTCCGCTGGCGCAAGGTTCCGCATGACCCGGAGCGGCATCATCCGGTTTGTAATGCCCACGAACAGCGCCGTCGCTGGCGGGCCGCATTTGATTATGCAGGCGATCCACTCGGAACGGCACTGACCGTTCCTCCCGAATGGACTTGTTTGGAAGTCGGACCTGGAACGCAGCCGTGGCCGAGAGCAGACTTCTATTGTGATATCGTTGATCGAACAGCAATAGTAAAGCCAATGTCGTTCGCGCTGGGTGACGTGCAGAATCTGCCGTATGCCGGCAAGTCGATGGACTTTGCTCTCGTGTCACATGTCCTGGAGCATGTCGAAGATCCGATTGCCGCAGCGAAGGAATTGTCGCGTGTCGCCAAGAGCGGGGTCGTGATTTGCCCGTCCCCGATGAAAGAGGGGCTATTTGCCTTCCACGAATCGGATCATCGCTGGTTCGTGATGCCGCCGGGAAAGAACGGCTGCCTGCGGTTCATCCCGATTGACTCGGCATGGCGTGACAAGGTGCTCGATCCGACAGGCGACGGACGGAATCTCGGCATCGAAATGAGCAAGGTTTCGCACCAACTCCTGCGGCTCCCCTGCGTAGCGCTACGCGAGTATGGCGATGCGGCTAAAGCATGGTGGGAGAGAGCGGAGCCACTGATGGATGTGGTTCATAGGTGGGAAGGCGAACTGCGGATAGAGATTCTCGACTAGCGGTCGTCGTGATTCCGACGCCTCGCCTTGGTTTGCAGTCTGATCTGCAACGTCAGCCAGAACGATACGTTGTCGCCAGCCTGATCTTCGGCGGCGAGACGCTCATATTCTGCGAATTCGTCCTCCGTGAAATAGAGCCGGACAGATTTCCGCTTCTTGTCCGATTTCGGTTTGCGCGACATGGATCGCCCATTCTTGCCGCAGTCGTCGTGATTCGCAACCATCGAAGTTCGTGCCTGGATATTTAATCCATCTTGTCGTTGACTTTAGATGCTGATGGATTTAATATCCCTTGACTTACAGCGGCATGAACGACGCAAACGAACGAGCGACACGGATGGCACTCAAGTATTGGGTATTTAAGAGATCGGCAGTCGAACGCCTGATGGCGAATCGCCCGATTCCTTCAGACTTCTTGAGGACATGGGAAGCGGCCAGACCCGGAGTTCTCGACGACGAGACTCAAGACATCTTCGCCCCCAACTCCCGCAGTTATCGACAGGCGAAGGTTCGTTACGATCTTTTCGAGCGCACTGAAACCATAGCCGATGCTGATTTCGTCGTTTGCCAGAACTGGTTTGAGTTGTTCGAGGCGGGACAGGTTCGAGAGAACATCGCACCGCTAATCGAGGTACTGGACTATATCGCAGACGGCAAGCCGGTCGTCACATCGTTCAATCATGACCGCGACGAAGCAACCGTTCCCGAACTGCAATCGTTGCCGTCGAATTTCGTCGTGCTCTCGTACAACACCTCGAAGCCAACTCCGAATGATTTGCTCGTGCCGTTCTGGAACGTCACCACGACGATGCCACGCAACGACAACACGAACCGCAAGTACAAAGCTAGCTTCATCGGACAGTGCGGCGGCGAACTCCGCAAGCGAGTGCGATACGCCCTCCAGCAGCGACCCGGCTATTTGTTTTCCGAAGAGCGCCGCCACGAGTCTGACTATCTGGAAGTAATGAGGGACTCTTGGTTCTCACTGTGTCCGCGAGGCGGCGGTCTCTCTTCGTACAGGCAATGTGAGGCTGTCCAGAGCGAGTCGATTCCAATCATCTTCGCCGACGATTACTCGTTCCCTTTTGGGGAGCAGATTTGGCGCGAGTTCGCAGTCATAATTCCCGAGCGATTGGCCGGTGACATTGGCGCTATCGAAGCAGTGATGGACGCCACAAATCGAGAAGAAAAGATCGCTGCGTGTCGCGTGGCTCGTCGGCATCTGTCGCTTGAGGGCGTCCAATTGGCAATCGAGAAACGAATCAGGGAGATGCTGGCATGAAAACGCGATTCTTCGACGAAACAGGACGCTGGTATCTGAAGATCATCGCGTTGCTGGCGCTGTTCATAATATCTGGCTGTTTTAGAGCCGGTTCCGATAGCACTGATTATGGAATTGCACATCCCAAGATAACCATCGAAGGGCATGATTACATTGTGTTCAGAATGCGTGGCTATGAAGGTTGCTCAGCGATTCATTCCGAATCCTGCCCGTGTCATCGAAAGGCCGAACGCGAATGAGCCGCCACTGCGACGTCTGCTGCGAACAAATTCACGGCAAGCGCGACCGCATTTGCACCGTGCTCCCGAGCGGTTGCGGTATCGAGATTCGCGCCGTACTGACAGACGGATGTGCAACTCCTGCCGATCTCTGCATGGACTGCATCCGGGACGTTGTGAAAAACCGCAAGTTCACGCGACTGAAAGAGTCGGAGTCCATAAAGGTGGTGCTTCCCGATTGCTCGCAAGTCGAGATACCCAATGCCTGACGAACCCGAAGATCCTCCGTCCGGCAGTGCAGTCGATGTTGCCATGCACAACGATCCACGGTTGCTCCGCGCATTGATCCGCGTGCTGGAAGAAAAGCAGATCATCGCGTCCGGTGAAATCGAGGCGATGGCGCAAAGGACATTCGAAGAAATGGTTGCTGCGAATAAGGACGCCCACCGCGAGAAACTGAAGCTCGGCGCCAGGAAGTGCGTCGAAGAACTGGAAAAGCCGAATTTGTCAGAGCAGGACAGGACGTACAGGAAGAACCTGCTGGCGTACTACGAAGGGGAGTTGGCGAAGTGAGCAATATCCTTCACGACGTCAAGATGCAGGCCGCGTTCAAGCGAATGGTCGAACAGGCGAACGTGTCATCTATCACAGAGACAGGTACGTACCACGGAGAATCTACTCTTGAATTTGCGAAGATGGTAGGGCACGTAATCACGATTGAATCAGATGAGTTCAACTTCCAGGTTGCCGGACAGAATCTGGAAATGGCGATTGACTGCGGCCTCGTTACTTTATGCTGGGCAGACTCTGCCAAGGTATTCCGTGAGATGGTTATGCTACGAGGATATAGACACGGAACTGATCTATTCTTCCTCGATGCGCACTACAAGGAAGAGTGGCCATTGCTGGACGAGCTTCAAGGGATCAACCGAATTAGAGCTGAATCGGAAGTAAAAACTACCGTCGTAATCGACGATTTCTTCGTTCCCGACAGGCCGAACTTTGCTGGCTGCTACGGTGGGCTGCGCGGAGACGATTCCAAGGGACGCGAGAGCGAGTTGATCCCGTGCGGCTACAACGATCCATTCGCCGCAGAACTGGATCGCTTTCCGTTCTTTCAGTATCCAGACTACCCAGAGCCATCACTGGGCTACTGCATCGCAAGTGACTTTGACTTTGATCTGGGGCCGAACTTCAAGCGTATTCGGTAGCTTTATGCTGATTGGAAACAGGGAGGGATTCAGTATTTGATCTGAAAGGATGGAAGGTACAATAGCCATGTACGTTTCGTCTTTTCGTCTCTGTTTCAAAGAAGGAAGAATGCCATGCCAGTTATGAAAAATCCGCCGCCAGTCTCTGTTCCGCAGATGCTGACCCTCACTGCCAACGGAGCCATCCAAATGAAGGCTGCCTGGATCGGCCCCGTCGTCGATCTCGGCCCCGTCGTGCAGCGACTCCGCGACAGCGTGAATAACCCGCTCGGACCGTATGTGTTCGAAGATGTGCCACGCAGCCGCGCCATGACCGGAACTACTCCGTCTCACCCGGCACCCCACACGGCCGCTGAAGTGGCTGCCGCGAAAGGAAAGTACCCGCAGACTCGTTTCTACACCGACGGCCGGCTGAACGAGCAGTACGTCCACGACGTTATCGCGGACTGCGTTGATTGCTCCGATCTGGTTGTCATTTCCCACGCTTCAACGGTCGGCACGAGCAGCCACATGAAGGCCGATGAAGTCACCAAGAACTTCGGGGATCACGATTCCAATCCGTTGGGCGGATCACCGGATAACGTCCTGACCGTCGATTTGACGCAGGAATTCAATGCCGCGAAAGTCGCATTGGGAGGGGCTAAAAAATAGCAGATGCGTTGGTTGACACTTGACAATGCCTATCAGGAAGCGTTCGACAGTTTGCCACACTCCACGCATGAAGAGTGGTTTTTGCAATCGTTCGGCACTTCAGATTTCCTAGATATTGCGTTGCGATCTGCTGGCCACGAGGCCAAGACTCTGGTTCGCAACTTCTATTCAAGCATGTCGCACATGATGTACGACGTGCGCGAATATGACCCGGATGTCATTCTCTCGCGAGAGGCTGGCCGATTCAGCGGTCCCGAACTGCGAAGGATGTTCCCGGATAAGAAGCTGATCTGCACTTGCTCGCATCGCGTTGACGATGCCGTGCTGCCGGGCTTCGACGTGGTGTTTACTTCGTTCCCGTGGTTCGTCGAGTATTGCAAATCCATCGGCGTACGCTGCGAATATCTGCCGCTTGCATTCGGTCGCCCGGTACTGGACCGACTCGGCCCACTGCCAACTGAACGCGACATTCCAGTCTGCTTTATAGGTGGACTCGGCAGCCGCATTTGGGATCAAGGCACGCGGACGATGGCAGCGATTGCGGAAGCACTTTCATACTTCACATGGATGGGCTACGTCGCCGGTTCGATGTCTGATTTGCCTGTTGCGTTGCAGGCTGCATATCGCGGCAACTGCTGGGGAATCGAGATGTATCGAACGCTGGCTTGCACAAAGATTTGCCTGAATCGGCATGGAGAGATTGCAAGAGGTTGGGCCAACAATTGCCGCACATTCGAGGGGCCGGGAGTCGGCTGCTACCTGCTTTCGGATTGCGACGGCGCATTTTCGTGCAATGTCTATTCATCGTCGGACGATGCCATCGAGAAGATAAATCGCTC